GGGCAGGCGGGCAGGCACCCTCTATAGGTAGGCCTCTATACATAGGCATATGTGATGGGGACGGGGGCAGGCCGCCCGCCTCGCAGGCCCCGCCGACCGCGAGCGCAGGACGCCCACCCATAGGCGCTGCCCATCACGCACTATCGATCGATGCCCTCGACCGATGCCCTCGACCGAAGGCGGTGGCCTCTCACCCATAGGGGTTTCCGATGGTTCACGGAGAGATCGATAGGGAGGGGGTGGGCTTGACCCCCCTATAATTCACACATATAGCCCACCCTCAACCTTTTGTATGGGAGCATACATGTCACCTTCACCCTCTCCGGCGCGCGAGGCTCTGGCCGACGCGGCCCTACTGGCCTTCGACACCCTCCTCACGGCCGGCGCTGCGCTGCGCGTCACCCGCTTCGCCACGACCGACGTCCTGGGCGGCTGGGTCCTGTCGGACCCGCTGCACCGGTGGGCCTCCGGGCACGAGCCCGGCCACCCCTTCGGCTACCTCGCCCCTCCCCAGGCCTGGCGCCACCGGCTCGTGTCCGCCCTGGACTGCCCATTCTGCGTCGGCACCCAGGCCGCCCTCGCCATCGGTACGGCCCTGGCCCTCACGTCGTCCCGCCGCCCCGGCTCCCGCCTCCCCTCCCGCACCTCACCGCTCGGCCGCTCCCTGCGCTACGGTGCCGCGACCCTGACTGCCGCCTACGTCGTGGGCCACGTCTCGCACCGGATAGATTCGCCCGCCACGCCCGCCACGCCCGCCACGCCCGCCACGCCTAAGGACCCGAAGTGACAGCCTCGCCCCTCCCCTCACCGGCCTCGACCGTCTCCAGCCTCGACGCCTACCGCTCCCGCGCCCTGGCCCGTCGCGGCTTCATCGTCCAGCAGGCCCCGGCCTCCCCGGCCCAGGCCGCCCCCCGCCCCTCCCGCGCCCTGACGGCCGCGGCCTCGCGCCCGACCACCGCCTCCCGCGCCACCCACCAGGTCCCGCAGCAGCGGCAGTCCCCCGGCACCCGCTCGTGGCAGGCTGAGGCATGGGCCGCCTACGACGAGGTCGGCGAGGAGAGGTTCCTAGCCTCGACCCTGGCCGGCCGCCTGAGCCAGGCCCGCCTCTACGTCCAGCACAATCCGCTGTCGGGCCCGCACTCATCCCTTCGTGACGACGACACCGACGCGACCGACACCGCGCCCACCTCTACCGCCCAGCTGGCCGAGGCGGTCCTGGCTGCGCTCGGCGCGTCCCAGCAGGACCTGGGCCAGATGCTCCAGCGCCTGGCGACGAACCTGTTCGTGGCGGGCGAGGGGTGGCTGGTCGGCGTGCCGCGCCACGTCATCGACGACATCGCCCCCTCAGCGGCGCCAGCCGTGACCGCCCCCAGCCCGGACCCGGCCCTGACGGACCTCGTGTGGCGGGTGCTGGCCGTCACGGAGGTCTCCTCGGTCGGCTCCGACGGGCGGACCGTGCGCCTGAACCTGGGCACCGACGGCTCGGCCCCTGTCGAGGTCTCCGCCGACGAGGTCTACATGGTTCGCGTCTGGCGCCCGCACCCGGCCCGCTACTGGGAGGCGGACAGCCCCACGCGGGCCTGCCTGCCGATCCTGCGCGAGCTGATCGGGCTGACCCGACACATCAGCGCCCAGATCGACTCCCGCCTGGCCGGCGCCGGCATCCTGGTCGTGCCCTCCTCGGCCTCGGCCGCGCTGGCCTCCGACGCCGCGGACTCCTCGGCCTACGGAGCGCCGGACCCGTTCGTGGCGGCGCTCATGGACTCCATGCTGCGGCCGATCGAGAACCGGGACGACGCCTCCGCCGTCGTGCCGCTCGTCGTGACCGTGCCGGACGAGGCGGCAGACAAGCTGAACCACCTCTCGTTCTCCTCGTCCCTGGACGCCGGCGCACGGGACCTGCGCGACGAGGCGATCCGGCGCCTGGCCCTGGCCCAGGACGCCCCCCCGGAGCTGCTGCTCGGCTCGGGCGCCATGAACCACTGGGGCGCGTGGCTCACGCGTGAGGACACGGTGACCACGCACATCGAGCCGGTCCTGGCCCTCATCTGCGACGCGCTGACCAGCCAGTATCTACGGCCGGTCCTCCTGTCGGCGGGCCTGGCCGAGGATGAGGTACGCACCCTGTCGGTCGGCTACGACGTGTCGGCCCTCGTGGCCCGGCCGAACCGGTCGGAGGAGGCGCTGAACCTCCACCGCGCCGGGGCCGTCTCCGACGAGGCGCTGCGCGAGGCCTCGGGCTTCGACGACTCCGACGCGAAGCCCCTGGACGAGAGGGCCCTCATGCAGGCCCTCGCCATGGTCACCAAGCGGCCGGACCTCATGGGAACGATCGGCATCGGCCCGCTCACGCAGGAGATCCTCAAGGCCTACGAGGGCGACTACTCGGCCCCGTCCGAGGCCCTTCGCGCGCTCGCCCTGCCGCCGACCCCCTCGGCCCCTGCCGAGGACCCCTCCTCCGACTCCGCTCCCAAGCCTGATCAGGACGGCCCCGGTCGGCCTCCGAGTGGCGCCGACGCGGCTGAGCCGGGTAGGGTGCCGGGTAGCGAGGCGCCGATCTCGTCAGGCGACGCCCGCCCGGAGTCATCCACGACGGCCCCGGCAGGGGCCTAACCGCCAGCCTCACCCGCTACATCAGGAGAACTCATGGCACCTCCCCCACCCACAGCCGACGCCGCCCGCGCCTACGCGGCGGCGTCGGCCGCTACCGCCCCTCCCCCGCGCCGCAACCCGGACGCCCGGCTGACCGCCCACGGCCAGGACGTTGACGCCACCGCCCTCGTGGCGGTCGTTGACGTCCTGGTCGTCAAGGCGCTCGAGGCCGTCGGCAAGCGGATCGTGCGGGCCGACCGCGCTCGCTTCAACGCTCTGAAGGGTCGCCCGTTTCATGAGGCGCACGTCCTGTGGCCGGCCGACATCATCACCGTGAGCAAGGCCACGAAGGGGGCCTGGGACGTCGTCCCGGCCCTGCTCGACAACCACGGCTGCCCGGGCGTCGAGTCCGGCCGCGTCGTGACCCTGCTGGACGCCTACGTGACTCAGGTAGCCACGCACGGCGTCCCGCACCGTCTGGACCGGCTTGTGACCGCTCTGCGCTACGTCCTGCCTCAGGACGCCCTCATCCGCACGCCTAGCCTGAACCGGGCGTCCCTCGAGGAGGTGAGGTGATGGCCTCCCCCCCGACCTCCCCCGACGTCGACCTGCTGGCCGAGGGCCCCTCGGACTGGGAGTCTCCCAAGGCGGTGGCTGACTGGCGCGACGCGATCGAGGAGCAGTACCTCGACCTTGCCGAGCCGGTCCTGAACGACTTCCTGCGCCGCGTCCGCGCCTTGGCCGAGGACGCTCTCAGCTCCCCGGTCCTGACGGCGGCCGGTGACCGGGTGCCTAACCCGTTCGCCTGGACGTCGGTCCGCTCGGCCTGGCAGGCCGCTATCCGCGACCTCATCCGCGACGGGCGGGGCAGGCGGCGCCTGCCCCAGTACGCGACCGTGCAGAAGATCCTTGAGGACTCCGGCCTGCCGGTCATGGTCTACGAGGACGTGCGAGCCCTGCTCAAGCGCGCCGCCTCCGAGGGCTGGGGCGAGCGGAAGACGAAGATCGAGCTGGGACGCCTGCTCGGCACCTCTCGCCGTAAGGGCGAGGCCACGACCGCCTACGCGGCCCGGCTGCGCACGCTGGCCCGCACCGCCGCCACCGCCAACGCCGCCCACCGGATGGCGACCTCGGACCTGGCTCGTAAGCGTGGCCGACTGCGCTGGGTGACGGTCCACGACAACCGGGTGCGCCCCACCCACGTCGAGGCCGACGGGCAGGTGCAGGACCTCGGCACCCCGTTCCTCGTGGGCGGCGCTCACCTGCTCTACCCCGGTGACCCCGCTGGCCCGATCAAGGAGACGGCGAACTGCCGTTGCATTCTCATCCCTACCGACGCCCGGCCCGCCGTCAACCGGGCCGTCAACGTCAAGTACTCGGCCACCGCCGCAGACATCGAAAGGACAGCCATGAAACTTCGCATCGAGGAGACGGCCCGCCGCATGGGCGAGTTCTCCGACCAGCGGGCCGGGGACTCCGAGCCCGCAGGAGACACCGTCCCCGAGCCCTCCGACGCCTCTCCCGCAGCCCCTGACGGCCGTTGGGAGGGCGTCATCGCCCGGGAGGGTGAGATGACGGGCGACGGCCGCCTCATTGAGGACGGCGCCCTGCGCTGGGACGACCTGCCCCTCCCGCTGCGCGTCGCGTTCAAGGACGTGGGCGGTCACGACGGCGCCGAGGTCTGCGGCCGGATCGAGACGGTCGAGCGGCGTGAGGGCGGCGACATCTACGCCACCGGGACCTTCGACCTCGGCTCCGCCACCGGCACCGAGGCGTTTCGACAGGTCCGCGAGCAGATGTCCAACGGCGTCTCCATCGACACGGATGACGTCACGTTCAGGATCATGGCGAAGGCTGACATGCCCGAGGCCGTCGAGCCCTCCCCGTCCGACGAAGACGCTGAGCCCGATCCCGACGGCCGGGTCAAGGTCGCGGCCATGTCCTCCTCGGACGAGCTGACCGTCATCGAATCGGCCCGCCTACGCGCCGCTACCCTCGTGGCTGTCCCCGCCTTCGCCACGGCCCGCATCTACGCCGCTGGGCAGGCCCCCAGCACCTCCGAGCCCGCTGAGCGCGACGAAAATGCCGATTCTGAGGCAGAAATGGCTCGCTCAGCAGATGCCGACCCGCTGAGCCGTGACTCCCTGACCGCCGCCGCCATCCCCACCGCCCCGCCTGAGGCGTGGTTCGAGGACCCGAACCTGACCGGCCCGACCGCCCTCGTGGTCGAGGACGACGGTCGCGTCTACGGCCACATCGCCGCGTGGGGCACCTGCCACATCGGCCAGATCGGGAAGTGCGTCGAGCCGCCTACCAGCCCGTCCAACTACGCCTACTTCCGCACTGGCGCCCTTCAGACCGCTGAGGGCACTTCCGTGGCTGTGGGACATCTCACGATGGGGACCGGCCATGCCGGTCCGAGGGACTCCGCCAACGCGGCTGCCGAGCACTACGACAACACCGGGACCGTCTTCGCCGACGTCGCGGCCGGTGAGGACGCCTACGGCATCTGGGTGGCGGGCTCTCTTCGCCCAGGAATCACCGCCGAGCAGGTCCGCGTGGCCCGCTCCGCCCCGATCTCCGGCGACTGGCGCACGATCCGTGGCGCGCTCGAGCTGGTCGGGGCTCTGGCCGTCAACGTGCCAGGCTTCCCGGTGCCCCGCCCGCAGGGGCTCCTGGCCTCGGGCGAGGTCCGCTCCCTCCAGGCCTCAGGCGTCGTGGCTCACGACGACTCCGCCGCCCGCGCCGCGCACCCCGCGAGCCGGACGGCGGGCGACGGTCTCACGCTCGGCGACATCTCCTACCTGAAGCGGCTGGCGGAGTCCGAGCGGCGCCGTGACCTTCAGCGCGCGTCGGCCGCGGACAAGATGCGTGCCCGTGTCGAGCGCGCCGGTACACTGGCCAAGGCGGCGTCAATGGCTCGCCGTCTAGGATCCATCTGAGGAAAGGAACAGAAATCATGGGATGCAACTGTGGACGTACTACAACTCCCCCGGTAGGCACCGAGCCCCGGCCCCTGGCCGACGGCACGCTGCCCGGCGAGGGCTCCAAGGACTCCTCCCCGATCACTCGCTTCTAGGCGTAGCGCCATCCATCGTCATCGGTTATGATGGTCCCCGTTAGAGGTCTCATGGACTCCTGACGCTGGGTGGATCAGGCAGAGCCCCCGCACCGTTTGCTCATGGCGGTGCGGGGGTTCTGTTCGTCTTATGGGGGCCATCCCACTCATAGGTGTATCCTTTAAGCCAACGGCATGGCAGCAGGGCCTCGTGTGTACCCCGCTGGGGACGGGAACCCTGCCCAGCAACGAGACACGGAGGACCCCTCAACATGCGAAAGCACTTCGATATCGCCGTCTTCGCCGACCAGGCCGACGACGCTCCGGTCGAGACCTTCGACCTGGAGATCCCCGAGAACCTGTCCGACCTGAGCGCCGCCGACCTCGGCGACCTGCGCTCCAAGGCCATTGACGCCTTCCAGACCCTCTACGCGAACGGCGAGTTCACCGACGAGGACCTCGCCACGCTAGGCACCCTGACTGACGGCATCGAGGTCCTGTCCGCGGAGATCAGCGCCCGCGAGCAGGCCGCCGCAGAGCGCGCCGCCAAGGCCGCTGAGATGGCCGCCAAGGTCGGTGCCGACCAGCCCGCCAAGAAGGCCGCCCCTGCCGACGATGACTCGGACGACGCTCCGTCCAATGACGACGCCCCGGCCGATGGCGATGACGCGGACGACACCCCGGCTGAGGAGCAGGCCGACGCGGCTGAGGACGAGGCTGAGGCCCAGGCCGAGAAGAAGGCCAAGGCCGCCGCGGCCGACGTCGAGCCCGCCGCTGAGGTTGACGCCAAGCCCGAAGCCGTCACCGCTTCCGCCCCTCGCGGCCCCATCAAGCTGTCCGGCATCCGCCGGCACGTTCACACCCCCGCACCTGCGATCACTGAGGAGACCTCCGTGGAGGACACCGCTAAGGCCCGCATGACCGTGGCCGACGTCCCTGGCTTCGCCGCCGACTCCGACGCAACCTTCGAGGACCTGGCCGTCGCGCTCGACCGCCGCCTCCAGGGCTTCAACTCCGGCGCCTACGCCGCCGCTGCCCGCGCTGGCCGCGCCATGAGCGAGCGCCACGGGCTGGCCGTCATCCGCAAGAGCTTCGACGAGCGCGCCACCGTCAACTCCCCCGAGTCGGCCGAGGCCGCCATGGCCTTCGCCGTCAACGAGAAGAACCTGCCCGGCGGCTCCCTCGTCGCGGCCGGCGGCTGGTGCGCCCCCTCCGAGACCGTCTACGACCTGCTCGAGGACGAGTCCCGCGACGGCCTGATCTCCCTGCCCGAGATCAACGTCACCCGCGGCGGCATCAAGTTCACCAAGGGTCCCAAGTTCGCCGACCTCTACGCGGCTCCCTCCTTCAACTTCACCGAGGAGGAGGCGAAGGCCGGCAAGTACCAGCCCACCTCCGCCACCGACCCGACCAACAAGGTCGGTGCCAAGCCCGTCTACAACGTGCCCTGCACCGAGTTCGAGGAGGTCCGCCTCTCTGCTGCCGGTATCCACGTCCAGGCCAACCTGCTCCAGCAGCGCGGCTACCCCGAGCTCGTCGCCCGCACCATCCGCGGCGCCCTCGTCGCCCACGAGCACAAGATGAGCGAGCGAATCATCGCCGCCATGGAGAAGCAGTCCACTGCCGTCTCCCTCGACGCCGGCCAGATCGGCGCCGCCGCCCCGATCCTGACCGCCATCGAGCTGCAGGTCGAGCACTACCGCTACGCTCAGCGCCTCTCCCGCTCCACCACCCTGGAGGCGGTCTTCCCGTACTGGGTCCACGGCGCCATCCGCACCGACCTGTCCCGCCGCCAGGGCGTCGACCTCACCGACGTCAACGACGCCCGTATCGACGCATGGTTCAAGGCCCGCGGCGTGAACCCCCAGTTCGTCTACGACTGGCAGGCCCTCACCGGCGCTGCCGGCGACTTCAAGGCCTGGGGCGGCAGCCTCAAGTTCCTGCTCTACAGCGCGGGCACCTTCGTCAAGGGCGGCCAGGACGTTATCACCCTGGACACCGTCTACGACTCGGTCCTGCTCGGCCAGAACGACTACACCGCCCTGTTCACCGAGGAGGGCTACCTCGTTGCCAAGCGCGGCCACGACGCCCGCGTCGTGACGGTGCCGATCAACCCGAACGGCGGCACCGGCACCGGCATCAAGCTCCTCGCCAACGGCACGGCTGACCCGGCCAAGTGATGCCTCCGGGGCGGGCGGCGGCCAGTCCCCGCCCGCCCCGTGACCATCCCTAGCCAGTCACCGTCCAGCAAGGAGGACAGATGCCCATCATCGCACCGAAACAGCGCATCGAGGCGCCGGTCACTCAGCGCCTGAAGGGCGGCCTCTTCTCCCGGTTCGCCCCCATCGAGGACTCCTCGATCCGCTGGGAGAACGGCGTCACCTGGGAGGACGTCTCGCGCACCGACGTCGGCACCATCGGCCAGTACCAGAAGCCGGGAACCGTCAAGGGCCTGCCCAAGGTACTCGACAAGCCCAAGGGCGTGACCGTCGAGTCCATGGAGCCGATCACCGTATACGCCACGTTCCGTACCACCCCTCTCGACCACACCCCGGAGGAGGCCGTCGCCATCGCTGCGCAGCGCCTCGCCCAGTACGAGGAGTACGCGGTCGAGAAGGCTCTGTGGAACGGCGTCGGCGGGGCGGGTCCGGCCCTCGTCCGCGCCCAGGAGTGGGCGAACAACTCTGGCGCACAGCCGGCCGAGGGCGCTTGGAACGCTGCGGAGAAGTACGCCCACACCCCGGGCGTGGCCCCGACGTTCCACCTCTCGCAGCGCCTCGGGTCGATGCTGGCCGGACGCCTGTACATCGACACTGACCCGAGAACCGGCGAGTCCTACACCCGCATGGGGACCCCAGTGGTCTTCGGCGACGGGTACGACGACACTCCTCCGATCATCGCGTCCACCGGGCCGGTGCTGATCTACCGGGGAGACGTCTTCACCTCGACCAACGGGGCGGGCGGCTTCGACAAGGGGACGAACGACCTGACGGCGGTCGCCGAGCGGCAGTACGTCATCGCGTTCAACCCGGACGACGCCTACTTCGTGAAGGTGTCCACGGACCCCGGCTCCGGCAAGTACGTGGCCCGTCAGTTCTGAGCCCAGATGACCTACCGACCAACCAACTCCAACACCAACGGGAAGGATGCGCTGAGCCATGGCTAAGACGCACTCATACACACCAGTGCTGGGGAAGCGCATCCGCGTCACCCCGCTGGACACCTGTGGCAAGTTCGACAAGGCGCAGCACAAGCCGGTGGCCACTAGCGGCTTCGTGTCTGTCAAGCTCGCTGCCGAGGTCGAGGACGGCACGGAGATCACGGTCCGCAAGGCCGACGGATCCCTGTGCGTCAACGAGAAGCAGTCGAACACCTTCAAGTACTTCACGGTCGAGCTGGAGTTCTGTGGTGTGAACCCCTCCGTCCTCGACATCGTGACCAACGCCACGAAGTACCTGGACCACGCGGGCGACACCGCAGGCTTCAAGGTCGCCTACGGCAAGATCGAGAAGAAGTTCGCGCTGGAGCTGTGGACCGGCCTGTCCGGCCAGGCCTGTGCCGCCGGCGCTGAGGACGCCAGCGGTTACCTGCTGCTGCCCTTTATCACCGCCGGCACGATCGGCGACATCGAGGTCACTGGTGAGGACGCCATTACCTTCTCCATGACCGGCGCCGTCACCAAGTCCGGTAACGCCTGGGGCGTCGGCCCCTACGACGTGGTCAAGAAGGCCAAGGCCGGCGGCGGCGGCTTCGAGAACGCGAAGCTGCCTACCCCGCTCGACCCGCTCGACCACCTCCTCATGATCGACACGGCTCTCGCTCCCCCGCCGGACAGCGACCAGCCCGTCACCATCCCCTGAGAAACCCCTCCTCAGAGGCACTGACAGCCCCGTAGAGCGCACAAACGCCCTGCGGGGCTGTCACCGTACCTGCTACTCGCAGAAGCTCCTCTACGGCCCTTAGGCGGCTCCTATAGGTATACTCATCCGTGCGGGCACCGCCTATGGATTCCCGGCGGCGTAGCCATCCCGCACCACGTACGCGTTGTAGGAGAGGGCATGCAGGACATTGACAGGGGCTACGGCCCAGGAGACTGGCCGGTCTCCTACAGCGCGTGCGAGGACCTGAAGGAGTACCTGGACGAGGCAGGACGCCCCGAGCAGCAGCACACCTTCGAGGCCATGGCGACACAGCTGCTCTGGGAGTGGACCGGGCGCCGCTTCGGGACCGACATCGTCGTGATCCGGCCAGAGCCGGCCGACTGCGTGCCTCCGCCCACCTACCAGTCCCAGGAGTACCTGAGGGGCTTCCTCCCGTTCCGCCTGGGCGGCGTGCTGCACGACGTCGTGTGCGGCCTGTGCGGCCCCTACTGCACCCACACCTCCGGGACCCCGGCCATCCGCCTGCCTGGGAACGTCCACCGCGTGCACCAGGTCACGATCAACGGCAAGGTGCTCCCGCTGGGAGCGTACCGGCTCATCAACCACTCCGTGCTACAGCTCACAGGCCGCACCTCGCCACTCGGCCCCGACGTCCCGCCTGTATTCCCTCCGGTACAAGACCTCTCCCGGCCGACGACCGAGGAGGGCACCTGGGAGATCCGCTACTCCCAGGGAGTCCCCGTCCCCGAGGGCGGGCAGGTCGCCGCCGGCGTGCTCGCGCTCGAGCTGGCCAAGGCCGCCTGCATGGACCGCGACTGCGCACTACCGGCCCGGCTCCAGTCAGTCACCCGGCAGGGCGTCACCGTCCAGGTGCAGGACGACTTCGACGAGATGCAGGAGGGCCGCACTGGCATCTGGCTGGTCGACTCCTGGGTCACCTCGATCCGTAAGCCCCGCCAGGCCGCTCGGGCCTACAACCCGGACGACTACGCGCGCCGCCAGGCGCCCGGCCGCCGCGGAGGGGTGATCTGGTGAGCCCGGCCCCGCGCCTGACGCGCCGCAACCGGCAGCAGAGCGAGGACTACGCGGCCCTGTCGGGCCGTAGCGCCTCGCCAGTACCGTCCGTCGTCCACTCCACGGCCCTCGCCCTGCTCAAGGGCGGCGCGACGGCCCTGTCCAACGCCGTCTCACAGGCGTACGTCGCCCCCGGCTCCGAGGTGGCGTGGGACGAGTGCTGCGCTGGGCACCTCTACGTCCGTACCGTCTCTGTCTCCCCGGTCTTCGGCCAGCGCGCCGCCGACGGCGAGGCCTGCTCGGTGCGCTACTGGGCCGCTACCTACGCCCTCGGCACGCTTCGCTGCGTCGAGGTCGTGGACGACCGCGGCCGCGGCCCGCGCCCCTTCGACCTGACGGCCGACGCGGCCGTGCTGCACCAGGACATGGCGGACCTGGGCAAGTTCCTCACGTCGTCCACGAACGCGAACGACATGGACTGGCAGGCGTCTGGTCCCGACGGGGGCTGCGTGGCGGGCGAGTGGATCTTCACGGTCCGGCTCGGCTGCCCGTGAACCCGCCTAACCTGAAAGTGTGAGATGGTTCACGTAAGAGTACGGTTCAAGGGCCCAATCCGTCAGGACAAAGTGGCCCAGATCACTAAACAGGCCGCCCTGAAGGCGGCCAAGCGCACGCAGGGCCGGATCCAGCGCAACATCCGTGCCAAGGGGCGCGTGAACTCGGGCAGGATGGTGAACTCCGTGACCATTGAGCGCGTCCCCGGCAAGCACCCTCTCAACCCAACCTTCGAGATCGGGGCGCGTACACCGTACGCCGCCTACCAGGAGAAGGGGACCCGGCCGCACGGGCCGGTCAAGGCGCAGCGGATGGTCTTCACTCCGAAGGGGTCCAGCCAGACTGTCTTCGCGAAGTGGGTCAAGGGGATCAAGGGCGCCCACTTCGTTCGGGACGCGGTACGTCTTATCAAGCCCTCTGACTTCCATTAGAATCGCCTCATGGCTACTATCACGATCCCCGGCAAGCCCCGGAAGTCCATCACCGTTGAACTGGTCGGTACCGAGTACAAGGTCCGCCCGCCCAAGGCGTCCGTCGCCATCTTCCTGTCCCAGGCTCTCAAGGACTCAGGTGACGACGCTAAGAAGCTTATCGAGGGCCTGTCGAAGTGGTGCCACGTCCTCTTCGGCAAGGAGGCCGGCGCCGAGGTCGTCAAGCGGCTGAATAGCCCCTCCGACGACTTAGACATCTCCGACCTGACCGACCTCATCTCCGCCGTCATGGAGGAGGCCGGGGAGAACCCTCCTACGTGATCCAGCGCCTGCTGGCCTCGGCCTACAAGGAGTGGGACTACATCGACGGGTTCTGCCTCGGGCACGGGATCGACTTGGAGACCCTGCCCCTGAACCGGTTCTGCCACGTCATGTGGTGGATCCTGACCCGCAACGCCGAGGACGAGGGCGCTACCGAGAAGCTGAAGAGGGACCTGTGGCTCCCGCCCAAGGGCGTCGAGGTCACCGATCCGCGGAGCCCGTGGTACTCCGACAACGAGTCCGGCGGGTTCGGATCCCTTAAGTCGGCCCTCGGGATGTGACATCACATATAGGACACGCCTATGCGGGCGGTATCATGGCCTCAGACAGGAGTCGGGCCGCGATGCCGCCCGCTCGACGTACGAGCGGGGAGGGTAGCCCGTGGCAGACAGGATCGGCGAGGTCGTCGTAGAGGTCGGCGCAGACGCGCGCGACTTCAAGGGCGACGCTGAGCGGGGCATCGAGAAGAGCCTCAAGAAGATCGGCAAGAGGATCGAGCGCGCCGCCGAGAAGTGGGCGCGTGAGATGCGCGACTCGGTCAAGGACGCCCTGGACGGCCTCGTGCTCCAGGTCAACGCCAAGATCGACCCGAAGGACCTGCGCCGCATCGAGGCGGCCATCTCCCGGACCAAGGCGTCGCCGGAGGTCACCATATCGTCCCGCGAGCTGGAGGAGATCAAGCAAAAGCTCCGCAGAGCCGAGTGGCGCACGCCGGTCAAGCCGGTCCTGGACGACAACGCCGTGGCCAAGATGGGTCGCGAGCTCGACGAGATGAAGGCCGCGATCAAGGCCCGCGTCGACATCGACGAGGTGTCCCGCAAGCGCGCGCTCGCAGCGATCAAGAAGACCGAGGCCGAGATCGACGCCAAGATCGACATCCGGGGCCAGGACATCGCCGAGCTCAAGGAGAAGATCGCCAACATCAAGTCCGATGTCAAGGTCGACGTCTCCCTGGAGAAGGCCGCTCAGCGCAAGATCAAGGAGCAGATCGCCAAGCTCGACGCAAAGCTGAAGGCCGAGGCCGAGCTCGACCCGGCCTCTCGCAAGAAGGTCCAGGAGGAGCTGAAGAAGCTCGGCGGAGACATCGAGGCCCACGCCCACCTGTCCGAGTCGTCCAAGCGGAAGCTGAAGCACGAGCTGAACAAGCTCGACGGCAAGGCCACCGTCAACGCAGATCTCGACGACGGGAAGGCCCGCTTCGACCTGAATCGGCTGACCAAGAAGCCGCGCTACATCGACATCAGCGTCCGGCTGTCAAAGGCGTCGCTGGCCAAGGTGGCCACGCAGCTCAAGGCGCTGGCCGGTGGGAACATCTTCAGCAACCTGAAGAACTCCCTGAAGGACATCTTCACCAACCTGGACACCTTCTCCGTGAAGATGGCCAGCGTCGGCACGGCCGTCCTTGGGCTCGCCTCCATCGTGGGCGCCAGCCTCGGCACGATCTCCCAGTTCGGTGTGGGCATCGCCCACACGCTCCCGGCCCTGCTCGCCATGCCCGGCATCCTGGGCGCGGCGGCCGCAGGCATCGGCATCTTCGTGGTCGCCATGAAGAACGCCTCCACGGTCCTGGAGGACCTTGGTCCCAGCTTCACCGCGCTCCAGGAGTCGATCTCCACGTCGTTCTGGGGAGAGGCTGAGGGGGCCGTCCGCTCCCTGATCGTCAACGGCCTGGACGCGCTCACCCCGGCCATCACGGACGTGTCCTCGTCCATGGGCCTTATGACAGCCGCCGTCGCCGACGTGGCTGAGTCGCACCTCCCCGGCTTCCAGCGGTCCCTGGGCTATCTGAACGCCGCCATGGGCATCGGCGGCGTCGGAGCAGCAGCGTTCACCGACGCCATCCTCACGCTGGGCGAGACCGGCGCGAAGTACCTCCCCTCGATCGCCGAGTGGGCGAACGAGGTGGCCCTGAAGTTCCAGAACTGGGTGAACGCCAAGACCGCCTCCGGTGAGATGGACCAGGCCATCCAGGCCGCGGCCAAGACCTTCGGAACGCTGAAGGACATCGTCTTCGACCTGGCTGGGATCCTGGGCGGGGTCTTCTCCGCCATGGCCGCGGGCTCCACGCCTCTGAGCGCCATCGCCGACGGCCTGGACCGGGCCAACAAGGCGGTCAACGGGCCGCTGTGGCAGGGCACTCTGACGACGATCTTCTCAGCAATGGGGGAGGCGGCCACGCATGCCTTCTCCGGCGTCGGCTCGCTGGGGCAGGCGTTCGTGTCGCTGGCCCCGACCCTCTCCACGATCCTTCCGCTGGTCGGGCAGATCATCGAGGTCGGGCTGAACGGGATCTCGGCGGCGCTCCAGAACCCTGCCTTCCAGGGCGGGCTGGTGGCGTTCTTCCAGGGCGTGCTGACGGCCGTGCAGGCCCTAGCCCCGGCCATGCCTGCGCTGGGCGCTGCCTTCGGAGCCCTGGCGACGATCGGCGGCCAGCTGCTTGCGTCCATCGCCCCGCTGATCGCGGCCCTCGTCGAGCAGCTGGCCCCGATCATCCAGCAGCTGGTGCCGATTCTCACCCCGATCATCGAGCAGCTGGCGGCCGCCCTGCTGCCGACGATCCAGGCCCTCGGTCCGGTGCTGGCCGAGCTGGTCGCCGTGCTCGGCCCGATCGTGGCAGACATGCTGTCGCAGATCCTCCCGCTGCTGGTCCCGATCGTCCAGCAGCTCGCTGAGGCGCTCATCCCCGCTATCCAGCTGGTCGGGGCCACGATGCAGATCATGGCCCCGCAGATCGTGGCGCTGTGGCAGCTGATCACGACCATCATCTCCGGGGCGATCAACACGATCAAGGGCATCATCAACATCGCCCTCGGGCTGATCTCCGGCGACTGGTCGCGAGTGTGGACCGGGATCAGCCAGATCGCCAGCGTCATCTGGAACGCGATCAAGTTCGCCTTCCAAGCGTTTGGCGCGACGCTGGGCGGCCTGGCGACGGCGGCCTGGAACTACATCTGGACCACGGTAATCAACTTCTGCAAGAGCATCCTGAGCACAGTCACTGGCTGGATCAACAACGTTCGCAACTTTATCTCCAACGGGTGGAACACGATTAAGGCCAACGCTTCCGCGGCCTGGAACAGCCTCACGTCCACGATCTCCAACGGAGTGGACCGCGCCCTCAACTTCGTGAGGAACCTGCCCAACAGCATCAAGAACATCTTCTCCAACGCAGGGTCCTGGCTTATCAGTGCAGGTAAAAACATCATCAACGGCCTGATCAACGGCATCAAGAACATGTTCGGTTCGGTCAAGTCGACTCTTGGCAACCTGACCAGCAAGCTGACGTCCTGGAAGGGACCTGAGCCCGTCGACAAGGTCCTGCTCACCCCCGCCGGTGAGCTGATCATGAAAGGCTTCATCAAGGGCCTGGAGAGCCAGTACGGCGCTGTCCGCAACTCTCTCACGGGCCTCACAGAGGACCTGACCAAGCCCGCCACGATCGGGCTCAGTGCCGACGTACAGCCGCTACAGGCGAAGGCCTCGACTGGCCGCCCGGCGCCGGAGTCATCCTCGTCCGGGGCGTTTGATAAGAGCAACCAATCAGGCGCTACAATCAACATCACCAACAACTATCCGCAGGCCCAGTCGGACTCCAAGACCCGCGACGAGGTCGCCCAGGGTATTCGCCTGGCCGCCATCGTCTGACCTAGACCGGGTGCCGCGCCCGCCCGTCTCATCTGGCGGGCGCGGCTGTCTCAGAGAGTGAGAGAATGACGTCATGAGCATGTACACCCTAGACGGCAAGGACCTTGACGACCCTCAAGGCAGGTGGGTCCTGGAGGAGGGCACCACCATCTCCACCTGGGGCGAGCCTCGGCTGAGCTCGGTGGAGGTCCCGAACCGGTTCGGCGTCCTCCCCATCCCGGCCACCGTGACGGACGCCCAGCAGGTCGTGCTGAAGTTTCGAGTCTTCTCCTGGACCGACGGCGGCAAGAGCCTCTGCCACGGCACCCAGGCCGACCTGGACGCTAACCTTCGAGCCCTGCGCAACCGCCTCCTGGTGCTCGGCCGCCTGCCGGTCCTCGGGCACACCCCGAGCGGTGCAGGGGCGGCGTCACGGGTGGCTGAGGTCCGGCTCAAGGGCTCCGTCGAGCCCTCGTTCTCCCCCGATACGATGACGGTCGCCGTGTCCGCCGTCTTCGAGATCCCCGATGGCATGTGGCGCGACCCGGAGCCCACCACGGTCCCCCTGGCCAGCGCCTCCAGCCTCAGCGGGGGCACCGCACCGATCATGGACGCGATGATCATGCTCGCGCCCACGGCCAACGAGATGGTCGTCAAGGACGCCACCAGCGGATCGTCCCTGACCTGGAAGGGCAGCACGATCCCCACGTCCAGCGAGCGGATCCTCGTGAACGTCAGCCGCTACACCGCCCACAAGCAGGCCTCCACCGGCTGGGACGTCATCTCTGGCGCCCAAGACGTCAGCGGCCAGATCAGCATGTCCGCCGGCGGCCTGCGCATCACGCCCGACGGCGACGGGAAAGTGGGCCTGACGGTCACGGGCGGCTCCGGCCTCATTCGAGCGAGGAGGGCCTACTAATGGCACAGATCGCCAACCCCTCCTTCCCTCGCGGCCTGGCGATGCGGTACGTCGCCTACGAGCTGGGCGGCGCCCGCATCGGCGTCCTGCCCGACGTCATGGCGGGCACGTGGACCGTGCCCCGCCTGGACACCCCCACGCTCACGCTCTCCTACCCCCAGAACAACCTGGGCGTGCGGGGGCTGCTGCTCGACTCGACCCTTGAGGTCGCCATCGAGCTGTCCTACGACGGCCAGACCTGGACCGAGCCTCCCAACGCCCGGTTCATGACGCAGTCCTCCGAGTGGGACCCGACGGGGGACGGCTCGGACAACCGAAACGTCGACCTCATCCACATCGGCCACCGCATGGAGCAGGCCCTCGTGTGGACCGTCCCGTTCAACGCTCAGGGCAAGGACGGCAAGTACCGGTTCAACGGGGCCAACGGCGGCGCGATCCTGAAGACCCTGTGGGACAAGGCCACCGCGCGAGGCTGGGGCAAGGACCTGAAGATCGACTTCAGCGCCTCCATCGACTCCGCCGGGCAGCCCTGGGCCACGATCGCCACCATCGCGTTCGCCCCGGCCACGACCCTGCTCCAGGTCCTCAAGGCCCTCATGAACATGGGCATGATCGACTACCGCTGGCAGGGCCGTACGCTCCAGGTCTACAACGCCGACGCGGCACTGGGTCGGGACAATACCTCCCTCATCTGGCGTCTCGACGGCAATGCCCACGCCCCGGAGAAGGCCGACTGGTCGTCCCTGTGCACCCACATCCTCGTCAAGGGTGAGGAGGGTAGGACGTGGACCTTCGAGAACAAGGAGGCCCCTGCCGGGCTGCCTCGCACCGAGCGGGTAGTGGAGGCCGGCGGAGTCGAGCTGGAGGACACGGCCCGCGCCGTCGCCCGCTCCACGCTCATCTCCGGCGCCCACGCCCAGGAGGAGGTCAAGCGCGAGTGGGAGGCGGCCTCGATCAACTGGCTCCCGTACCGCGACTACCAGCCCGGAGACTGGGTCCAGGTGGAGCGGACCTACGGCAACCTGGAGAAGATGCGCGTCGTCCAGTCGACCGTGTCCATCACACACCCCGGCCGCGTCCACGGGCACACCACGTTCGGTACCGCGCTGGACGACATCCTCTCCCGCATCGTCAAGAAGCAAAAGGGCATCACCGGCGCGGCCACGACGCCCAGCACCGTCCGCCCCGACACCCCGGCGGCCAAACACCTTCCGAAGGCGCCGGAGGGCGTCATCGTCAGCTCCGTGGCGGTCATTCGCGACGACGGCACGCCCCGTGCGAACGTCACCATCGGGTGGAGCCCAGTAACGGCGGACAAGAACGGCGTGGCCGTGGACGTCACCGGCTACGAGGTGTCCTACCGCCAGCTGCCGTCCGCCCGCGGGCCCCTGTACCCGGTGTCCGGGGCCGACGCCACGTCCGCCCAGATCGGCGGCCTGGGCGTCGGCACCCGCTACGTCTTCACCGTGCGGGCAGTCACCGCCGACGGCGGCGGCGCGTGGTCGGCCGAGGTCGAGCACCGCACCGCCACCGACACGACTCCCCCGCCGCGGCCTTCCAAGCCGAAGGTGGGCCAGACGCTAGGCGTGCTGAACGTCGAGTGGGACGGGCTCGGTGACGCGGGGCAGAACATGCCTGCCGACTACTCGTACACCGAGGTGGCGGTGTATCCGCCCGGCTCCAACCCCACGACCATGATCCAGATGCCGCGGCCGGTGCAGCGCACCAACATCGCAGGCCTGGAGATCAAGGAGTGGGAGGTGTCGCTGCGTACGGTCGACAACTCCGGCAACAAGTCGGCGTGGTCGGCAGGCGCGCGGGTCACTCTGGAGCAAAACATCGACGTCGAGGCGATCACCCGCGCGGTCGAGGAGAAGCTGGCCGCCAGCGACGCCATGCAGCGAGCGGCCCGCGCCGAGACGCTCAAGGAGATGAACAAGCTCACCAACGACATGACCCAGGTGGCCCTGTCCCTCGTGGAGACCGGCCCGTACCCGCCTGACTCCGGCGTGGTAGACAAGACACAGTGGGTGTCGCCTGACGCCCGTATCTTCGTACTGAAGAAAAAAGGAGACTGAAACATGGCCTACACCCCCAGCATCTGGAAGGACGGCCCGGAGGGCCGTACCCCTATCACCGCCGCGGCGCTGACGAAGATCGAGAACGGGATCGCCGCGGCCGCCTCGGTCGCCGACACCGCCAACACGACGGCCGGCGCTGCGGCCACCAACACTCTGGCCCAGCAGATCCAGCAGAAGGTCCAGCAGATGATGAAGTACGTCATCCCGATCGGCGGCGTCATCCCGTTCTACGGGACGCTCCAGCCCGACGGGTGGCTCCTGTGCAACGGTCAGGCGGTCAGCCGCTCCGCCTACTCGGAGCTGTTCGCCGTCATCTCCACCCGCGGAGGGGCTGGGAACGGGTCGACCACCTTCAACATCCCGGACCTGCGAGGTCTGGTCATCTACGGCCACGGCCACTCACGCACGTCCACGCTGGGCGCCACCGTCGGTGAGTTCGACCACAAGATCACCGTGAGCGAGATTCCGCCGCACACGCACAACATCGGCGAGATCGAGGACTCTGGCCGCCGCTTCCAGTCACGCACCTCGAACCAGGACATCGGCATCGGCACGTCCGGCTACACCTACCTGACGTCCACCGGTAACAATGTCTCGGGCCGCTCCCCTCAGGCTATCGCCGAGGGAAGCCAGTCGAACATGCAGGTGTTCCCCCGCGGGTCGGTAGCTATGTACATCATGCGCGCGAAGTGACGCCCCATGGCTGAGATCAAGGACGAGTACATCCAGTGGCCGGGACCGGCCACGTTCCCGGGCGTCTCCACGACGCCGGCCTACGACCACTACGCCAACGGCAACACCCTCGTCCACTCCCACAAGGGCTGGGAGTGGCAGGAGGTCGACTCCCCCTACCAGAAGGCCGCTGCCGCGCTCGCCCAGGCGTCCATCGAGACCGCTGTCCAGCGCGCCTCGACGGTGTTCGGGACGGTCTACTACCAGCGCGGCAACTCGACCGACCGGCCGGACTTCGACGGCAAGGCGATCGGGGACACCTGCCGCATCCAGGACCCGCAGACCCTGAACATCGTCGCTGAGTGGCGCTGGAACGGCTCTGGCTGGGAGAAGATGCAGGTCTCCGGCGAGCAGGTCTCCAACCTCGACGTCGGCCGCCTGACGGCGGGGTCCGCGGCGATCAACGAGCTCGCCGCACGCAAGATCGCGGCGGACACCGGCCGGTTCCTCCAGCTGACCACGGACCAGCTGACCGTGACCGGCAACGCGTCCTTCGTTGACGCTACGGCCCGGCACGTGTGGGCGAAGATCGTCAGCGCCCCGCTGGGGGAGTTCGAGCAGATCAAGGCCGGGATGATCGCGGCCAACTCGATCAGTGCGAACAATCTTCAGGCCGGCGCCATCGACGGCCAGGTCATCACCGGGGCGACGCTCCAGACGGATAGGACCGCTAACCGCGGCATGAAGATCTCCAGCGCCGGCATGCAGGTCTACGCGAGCAACGGCTGGAAGGCGCTGGACATCAACGCCCAGACGGGCGCGATCAGCATCAGCGGCCATATCAGCCGTAGAGACTCATGGTCCCAGGTGTGGCTGAACGACGTCACAGCTCGCGAGAACGGTACTGACGAGTACCAGGGGTTCAAATGGGGGTGCGGTCTCGCCTTCAACTCCGACGAGGACGACTGGTGGGACGGGGCCCTCACCCTGACCAAGGCCTCCACCGGCGACCCGGCGCTGAGGCTCCAGGGGCCGTACCCTAAGAGGCTCGGCAACGTGTCACCGTATCTGACAGTCGGGACCTCGGCAATCTCGATGTACACCCCGGCGTCCGACTCCTCGTTCGCATTCAGTTCCACCGGGATAACCCTGGGGACCGGCAGCGTCTACATGTGGATGAATGACCAGGGGTTCTCCTTCGGAAAGAAGAGCGACAACAGGGCCAGGCTGTACGTAGGTCCCGGCCGAATTGACGTCAGAATGATGAACGAGACGACATCGAGGTTCTGGGCCGATGATAAACGCACGGTGATGCAGCTCGACAGCAACCACCAGATATGGCTGGGCAGCGACGGCATGCACGTCAACGGGACCAAGAACTTCTCCATGAGGGTACCCGTACTGACAGCCCAGCACGGCGGGCTGTGGCTGGAGCACTCTTGTACCGAGTCCCCCTATGATGGCTTGGAGTACTGGGAGAACGTCGCTCTGGACTCCTCGGGTCGTGCTCGTTGGGTGCTCCCGGACTACGTGCCCCGCATCGCCTCGACCAAGGCCCCGTGGGTAACCTTCGCCAGCGACGGCGCTCGCGCTGTTCTTGATCGTAGTGACGCCGAGGAGTGGGCGGTCTACGTTACCGGGGCGCCGTCCACGACCGTGGCCGTGCTGGTCAAGGGCGCTCGCATGATCGACGTAGGCTCGGATGATAACGGTGAGCCGATCATGAGAGACAATGCAGGGGAGTCACCGTGGCATGAAGTTCCCCAGCTCCCTAACCCTGGAGGAGACGCCGGCGGCGGGGGTGGCATGGGAGGCGGCCAGTACTACTCTGAGGATGACTCGTTCTAGGGTAGGGCTGTCCCGCCCTACCTCCCGCCCAGAAGATTGGAGAAATGACAGTGGAAGCACAGACCAGTCAGGTTGACGCCATGTCGGTGATCGACGCACTGACGGTGGAGGTGGCGGCACTGACCCGCAGGGCAGTGATCGCTGAACAGCAGGTGGCGGCCCTCGTGGCCGCCCAGACCGAGAGCAAGGAGAACAAGTGAGCGTTGGATCCGTAACTGCCGAGATCGCCCGCCGCATCTGCGACAGCGAGAACGTCGGCTACAGCCAGCCCGAGCGCCGGTCGTGGTACGCCGCGGCCGACGCGCACGGCCGGGTCTCCAGCCCGCAGAACGCTGACTGCTCGTCCCTAGCGTGCGGGGCCATCTCCTATGGCATCCACCACACCTACGGGGTGCCATGGGGCCACGCCGCCCTTCTGGAAATTAATGACTACTGGACCGGCAACATGCGTGCCGGTATGGAGTCGCATGGCTTCAACGAGGTCAGCTGGGCCGACGAGAACCTGACGCCTGACGGCGGCTTCCAGGTCGGCGACATCATCCTCTCGGCCGCGAACGAGGGCGGCGTGGGCCACGTCGTGGTCGCCGTCGAGAGCGGAGGCGACCCCCTCGTGTCCGAGGCGTGGATCGCTGAGGACGGCTCGATCGACGGCTACGCGGGCGATACCACGGGCCAGGAGACCCGCACTGTCCGCTACTCCTCGCACCCGCACACGCAGCGCGGCGCGTGGACCTCCTGTCACCGGTTCAACGAGGCGAAGTTCCTTCAGCAGTGGCCTGCCTTTGCCAAGTGGAAGGCCCCGACCCCAGCCAAGCCGGCCGCTCCGGCGTCCCAGACGGCCGCGCCGCAGCACGCCCACGGGATCGACATCTCCAGCCACCAGGCCGGACTGAACGTGGCGGGGATCTGGGCCGACTTCGTGATCGTCAAGGCCACCGAGGACGACGACTACGTGAACCCGTACATGGTCTCCCAAGCCAACGCCACGCTCAACGCAAGCAAGCGCCTGGGGTTCTACCACTTCGCCCGTCCGGGCGACGCGGCGGCCCAGGCCAGGTACTTCGTGTCCGCCGTCGGCGCTCTTCGCAGCAGGGCCACGCTCTGGCTCGACTGGGAGGACAACGCGGTGCCGCTGGGGCCCAGCTGGGCGAAGGCCTTCCTGGACACTGTGCGGTCCCTGACGGGCTCCACGCCGGGCATCTACATGAACGGCAGCGCCGTGAACGGCTACGACTGGTCCGCCGTCGCCGCCCAGTACCCGCTCTGGTACGCGGGCGGCCCGGACTACTCGGACTACGGCCGTCCCTACTCGGACCCGGCCGTGCCGTCGGTCTCCTACTGGGGGCAGCCGCTCATCCACCAGTACACGGAGGACGGCAGCCTCCCGGGCTACTCGGGCACGCTCGACCTGAACCGGCTGCGCGACCGCAGCGCCTGGGACCGGATGATCAACGGCGGTGCTGTCGCCTCCGCACCGGCGGCATCCGCAGCCCCGGCCACGCCGTCGGCGAGCCCCTACACCGGGAAGAGGAACAAGAGCGACGGGCAGTCTGAGCTCGCTTGCAACGGCGTCTTCGGCATCGCGACGATCGGCCGTCTCCAGCAGGTCATGGGTACCGCGATCGACGGCGTCCTGAACGAGGGCGGCAGCCCCGCCATCGCCAGGCTCCAGGCGTTCCTGAACGCCGCCGTCCAGCCCGGCACCCAGCAGGCGCTGAACGACTCGCCTCGCCTGGCTGAGGACGGCGTCCTCGGATCGGCCACGTGGCGCACGCTCCAGTTCCTCATCATGGCCTGGCACAAGGAGTACCTGCCTCAGGGCTGGGACTTCGCGGACTGGGTCGACGGCGAGCCGGGCACCGCCACGATCGGAGCTCTCCAGCGTGCGCTCAACAACTCCAAGGCGGGATCCCGCAGGCTGTGGTGAGGTCGTGACATCGTCGTGACCTATAGAAGGCTCACAGACTCATAGGGATACACTAAGGGCGGGGACTCATGAGGGTCCCCGCCCTTACCTATGGAAGGAGAACATGTGAAGTACGCAACCTCGACGTTCTGGGAGGGCCTGGCCGAGCGCGCCATCTCAACCTTCGCGCAGTCCCTCGTGGGCGCCTTCGGTGTCGGTTCCTCGCTCTTCGGCCTGGACTGGAAGGGCGCTCTGGGCATCGCCGGAGCGGCCGCTCTGGCCTCGGTCCTGAAGTCGTTCTCCCTGCCCGAGGAGACTGACCGCGCCGTGGCCTCGGCCGAGGTGGAGTCCTACAACCCCCGCCACGCCTCCGGCCTGGCCGGCTGAGGCAGCCATGCTCGCAGCAGAGTCGTCCCCGTCGCCTCTCGTCGCAGTGCTCACCTCGCCGGACGTGATCGCGGCGGGGACGGCTCTGCTGGTTGCTCTCATCACCTGGCTCAGGATCACTATCAACAAGCAGCAGCAGCGCCTGGAGGAGAGGATGACCCGTATGAGCGCCCACGTCGTGAGGGCGGCTAACGCGGCCGAGTCGGCCTCGGAGGGCGTCCACAACAACCACGACTCCAATCTGAGGGACGACCTGGACGTCAAGTTCGGACAGGTCCTGGACGGCCTGGCCCGGCTGACTGCGTCGGTCGACGACCTCCGCGAGTCGGACCGACAGCACGACGCCCGCATGGCCCGCCTGGAGAACCAGATCGAGGGCGTCCGCAATGACGCCCGTACTGATAGGTCCCATCTATACGCGGAGGTCCAGTCATTACATGATCGTATTGATAGGGTAAAGACTGATACGAAACCGTTACGTCAGGAGCCCAGATGACCTCCCCCACCGCAACGATCACCGGCCGAGTCGTCGGCCCCGACGGCCTGGGGCGCCTGGGCCGCCTCACTCTCGCCCCCGCCAGTCTCGGCGCCCCGCTCCCGGCACGGGACGTCGTCGCAGGTAGAGCCTCCTTCCGACTCGACACTGACGGATATCTGGTAGGCCCCGTGGGCCGGTCGGTAACCGTCTATCCCGGAGACTATGAGATAGATCTCAATATTCCCGGAGACTCGGGGGTCCACATCCGTCGCCGAGTGGCGCTCTCCTCGGGTCAGGCCTTCACGCTCGCCGAGCTGCTGTCGGGCACCTATACCCCGCCCCAGCCTCCCCCGCAGCCGCCTTCGCCCCAGCCCCCGACTGACGGAATCCTGACCCCCGGAAGTCACGAGGTCCGCCCAGCAGGCAGCCCAGGCGCCCTGGAGGCCGCCAACCCGGTCGAGGTCGTCGACCTCGGGGACGGGGTCCTCACCTGGCGAAAGCTTGACGACGGGCTGGTCCGTCCAGACGGCCGGGGTGTCCGGGATGCGGACACTCCAGGTATCCTTGAGGCTATAGATAAGGCTTCGGTCATAGACCTTGGCAATGGAGCACTCACCTGGAGGTAGACGGCTATGGCCGATCTCGAATGGTACAGCCGCGAGGGCGCAGATCAACGCTTCCTGACGAAGGGGGAGGCCGCTGGCCTGGCCTCTAAGGAGGAGAGCACCCGAGGCGACGCAGTCTTAAGCGATCGGATCGACGCCGTCAAGGCGACGGCCGAGGCCGCCCTGCCGTCCACTACGGCAGCCGCTACCTACGCCACCAAGACCGAGCTGGCCCAGGCTCAGCTCGGAGGCGGCGGTCAGGCCCCGGACCTGTCCGGCTTCGCCACCAAGACCGAGATGCGGCAGGCTGACGCCGCCCTTGGAGTACGTATCGACGGGGCCGCTACCAAGGCCGAGTTGGGCGACTATCTGAAGAAGACCGACGCTGCCGGCACCTACGCCACGAAGACTGAGCTGGAGCAGGTCAAGAATCAGCAGGGCGGCGGATCCCCCGCGCCGGCACCGTCGCCTGCCGACGCCCCGCTTGCGGCGCTTCCGCTCCGTTCTGGGCAGCCGGTCCCCACCGTCGGGTTCTTCGGCGACTCGTGGTCCACCGAGAGCACGATGGGGCAGGGCTTCAACCTGCCGGCCGTCGTGTCGCGCGCGCTGGGCTGTGTTCCGGCGTTCAGCGCGGTAGACGGCTCCGGCTTCGGCTACTCGGCCTCGGGTCGTGACGGATTCGAGGTCGACTCTCGCGTCAACGCGGTCTGCGCCGCAGCCCCGAACCTCATCGTGACCATCGGCTCCCTGAACGCCGACAAGGTGATCGACAACGGCGACGCTACCGGCTCGGCGATCACGGAGGCCGTGAAGGCCTTCATCACGAAGGTTCGCGCGAAGCTCCCCGGCGTGCCGATCGTGGTGCTCGGCCCGCAGCCGTCGTCGGTGTCCCGCCTCCAGTCCCGATCCGCCCACGTCAACGTGCTGGCGACGAAGACCGGCGTGGCCGAGTCCGGCGGCCTCGCGAGCGGCATCGCCTTCGTCGACTGGCTAGGCGTGGTAGACAGCCAGGCCGTGCCGTGGCGTGACGGCCGCGTGTGCGCGACCGGCGACGTGGTCGTCTATGGCGGCGTCGCCTACCGCGTGACCCGCGCCTGGGTGCCTGCGACGGGCGAGACCCCGCTCTCCTCCAACGCCCCTGTCGTCCAGGTGTCGGACGTCCTGTCCGGCACCGGCAACGCCGGGGCGCCTAAGGGCGACGGGACCCGCGATACTCTCCTCCTGTCGGACGAGACGCACCCGACGAAGATGGGCGCGGCCGCGTTCGGAGCGGCTGCCGTGAAGCGCATCGGCGACGCGGTCGCATCCCTCGCGTCCTGGGCTAAGGCTCAGGGACCAGTGATCCCGGCCACTCCCGCAGCCCCGCCGACGCCGCCTCCCACCCAGGGTGACGGCCTCCCGGTAATGGCGTGGCTCTCCGGCGGATGGGGTAACCCGAACCGCGTCGTCTACTCGATGGCAGACCTTCGGGCGGTCGCCGCCCTGAAGCCCTCCCAGGTGACTGTGCCGCTGCGCGGCGTAGCTGACACGGCGGACCTGGCCGTCGGGATCCCCGTCAAGTTAACCGGCAACGACAACGTGGAGCGAGAGTTCTCCAACGTGTCCATCTCGGGGGCTAGGTCCCTGGGCCTAGACGTCGCCGGGATGGTCGAGACGGCCGACATGCTGGAGGCCGCCAACATTGAGTTCCTGCCGAACGTCCGCAACGGCCTCCAGGACTCCGGGGCTGAGTACTACAAGTCGTCGGACGGCAAGATGCTTGCAACCCTAGGCGCCCGGGCGGGCAAGACCTACCAGGCGGTGCACGGGCGCGGGCAGACCAAGTTGCGCGGGATCATGAAATCCCAGTATTCGGCGTTTGTGCGCGTCGTTGACGCCACTGACGCTACCGCCGACTGGATGCTGACGGACACGATCAAGGACGCCCAGAAGGGCATCCTCTCGGCCGCTAAGGCTGGCGCTGGAGTCTGGGGGGCCGCCAAGACGGTCTTCCCCGACGGCGTGTGGGTGATGGTCGAGTCCAAGGATGAGCAGGAGACCGCCAAGTCCGCCGCACGGGCGGCCGGCGTGACCATCATCGGCTGGGCGGTTCCGACCGCTGAGGCCCTGGCCGCTATCAAGGGCTGACGGCACGACAAGGCCCCCGCTTGTGACCGGACTGGTACAAGCGGGGGCCTTAGCGTTTCAGGAGTATAGCTCCCAGGATGAGGCGTTACCGCCCTGAGCCTCGAAGGTGAGGATTGCGGGCTTGGTGGAGTCACCGGAGATGTTGGTCCACCAGTCAGATCCGCGGTCTGCCGACGGGCAGGAGATGATCCACCTGGCGTCGCCTACCTGGCGGACACCGAAGTTATGCCAATGCCCATGCACGAGGATGCGCGCGTCGTAGAGGCCGCTACGGCGGCCGAACGCGAGGTCTCTGAACCACCCCGGCACCTTGGACTGTGAGCCCGCCAGATGGCCGTGTGTGAAGCCGATGCGGGTCCCGTCGGCGGCATCTACGGTGACAGCCTCCTCCCACTTCTCGGGGCGGTGGAAGGTGACGTGCTCGAAGCCGGGGCGATCCTCCAGGATGGCCTCGATGTTGTGGGAGATCATGATGCCGAAGTCGTCGTCGGGCGCGTTGGCTCTTAAGTTCTTGCCCATCCCGGTCCTCACGGCGCAGTGGTTTGAAGGGACGGCCACGTAGTATAGCGACTCGCACAGCGGTGCGAGCAGCCGGACGGCCTCGGCATAGAGGCGCTGCACGACGCGGATCTGGTCTGTGAGGCTCAGGTCGTTGGTCTGGGCCTGGCTGGCGACGTTCCAGAAGCCCTCGGTCGAGTCACCGACGTCGGCGAGAATGATGCGCTGGTACGGGGCCGGCTCGGTGAGGTCGTCCGCGATGTCCTTCAGGGCGCGGCGCACAAGCCGCACCGTGTCCTCAGTGTCTCCGCCTTTTCCAACTTTTCCCACCTGAAAGTCCGCCAGGCAGACAACTGGCGTCGACTCGATCGGGGCGGAGGGATCCATCACCTTGGGCAGAAGCGGCTCGCGGAAGACGGGCTCCAGGTCCTCGTAGGAGAGGCGCTTGGCCTCTTCCATCTCGACGGCGCCGGGGCGGTACTCGATCTTCTCGTACGAGCCGTCGGCCAGGCGAACCGTCTTGCCGCGCTTCGTGATGGCGCCTATGGGGAGGTCGAAGAACGCGTCGCGATCAAGATCGTCACGGCTCTTTCGCTTCAGGGCGCGACGGTGGCGGCGCACGGTCGCCTCGGAGGTATTGAACTCCTCGGCCAGGTCGATATTCGTCTTGCGCTCGCGCTCGGGGAGCGCGTCATTGGCGATGATCGCCTCGTCCAGCGGGCTCATGGATCTCCAATCGTGAGGTTGCTGGGAATGCTGGGGAAATTCTATCCCTGTCCGCAGCCTTTTCCACAAATCCATTAACCCTTTTGGTACCTAGGTGTCCTACATCACTCAAGTAGATCTTGTTAGCCATTGCCCTCGCCTCACTGACAACCTACAGTTAAGGCATGAGCGACGACTACTACATCATCACCGGCTACGCCTGCCGAGGCTGCAAGCACTGCGAGCAGGGAGCTCAGCTCGTTGGGCTCCAGCTGATCCACTGGACCTTGGTCCTGTTCACAGGGTTCCTCTGGCTACCGGTTCCACTATTCTTTAAGCGGTGCCTGTGCTGCGGCCACAGCCTGTACCTGAACAGCCACCGACCCGCCGCCTGACAACCATCCAACACATAGGAGAATCCAATGACATCCCTCTCGATCAATCACCTCGCCTTCCCCGGCAACTTCAACCCTCTCACCGAGCGCCGCGTGTCAGTCCAGTCCTGGGCCAACGCCCTCCGCCCTTACATGCGCTACGTGAGCACTGTGACGAAGGACGGCGCCCCCGCCGTACTGGCGGAGAACGGCCATGACCTCGTGCTGACCTTCACCCAGTCGGACGAGAAGCGCGGCCGCTGGCCTCTGTGGACTATGGAGGTCTACTCGCGCCGTAACCGCATCGAGTACACCTACAGGGTAGGTAACCTCCAGGACGTGCTATCCTCTCTCCTGCGCGAGGTCTGACTCCCGGTTTCCCTTTAGGGAGCCGGCTCGCGCCGGCAAGGACGCCCCAGAAACCCCGGATTGACTACCCGGGGTTTTCTGTTGCCCAGATCACGCTTGTAAAGTTGTGAGCTCTTTACCCGTCACCTCACAAGATGTAGGCTGGACCCCTCACCCGGCGACGGCGACCGCCGTCCCAGATAGGAGCAGTCATGAGCATCATGGACCTGGGGAAGGTCGTGAGCCGGGCCCGGAAGGCATCCCAGGGCTCGCACACGCCCTGCGGCCCGATCACGTGGGTCTGGGGCAAGGAGGACCTGAAAGACCTCATCAAGGCCATCCACGCCTCACAGAAGGTCGTCATGGACCTGGAGACCACCGGCCTGGACGAGTACGCAGAGGCGGGCGGAGATACCAACGGCGGCTACCCAGCCCGAATTGTCCTCGCCTCCCTGACCCTGCCGAGCGCCGAGCGCGCTGCGGCGGGCGCCTACAACTGGCGCACCTTCGACGGAGAGCAGCCGATGACCTACCTCGTACCCCTCTCGCACCCCGCCAGCCCCCTGATCGGAGTGTGGCGGAAGGTAATGGCGATCATCGGCCGCGAGATCAACCGCAGCGGGAAGCCCTTCGTCAACGCGAACATCAAGTTCGACGCCCGCTGGGTCTTCGCACAGGCCGGCGTGGACCTGTCCGACCGCATCGAGTGGGACACGACCGTCTCGTCCCAGCTGGTGGACACCGAGGCCCGCACCCGCCTGAAGATCCGCGCCGCGCGCGACTTCGGGATAGAGGAGTGGGATGACTTCGACCTCGGCACTCCCGGCGCCGCGGAGAAGGTCGACCTGATCCAGCTCGGCGAGTACGCGGCACGCGACACCTATTACACATGGAAGATCGAGGAGGAGCACCGCGACCAGATGTTCCTCACCGGCGATGAGGAGCCCTTCGACTCAGACGACATCCAGATGGCCCGCCTCGGCAAGGTCGCCACCTACGTCGCCATGCCGACTGTGAAGACTCTCACAAAGGTCGAGCAACGCGGCTTCCTCCTCGACGTCGATTGGGTCCACGCCAAGATCGAGGAGATGGACGCCCTGCGCCTGAAGGCGTGCGAGGACATCCTCGGCCTGTACGGCACCGCCCCGGCACCGGCGCCCGCGAAGGACGGCGTAACCACAGCCGCGACGTCGAAGTGGTTCCAGGGCTTCGTGGCCCAGGCCATCGAGGCTGGCGACCTGCGTGTGACGGCCCGCACGGACTCCGGCAACGCTCAGTGGAACAAGGCGGTCCTCATCGCCCAGAAGCGGAAGGGCAGCCCCGCCGCCGACGCCCTGCTGCGCCACCGCGACGCGACCAAGACGCTCGAGTTCCTGCGCTCGTGGCTGGAGCTGCGCGACCCTAACAACGTGATCCACGCCACCTACAACGTGGGATTTGTCCGCACGGGAAGATTAAGTTGTGCCTCCCCGAATCTTCAACAGTGCAGTGCGTCACTAAAGCCGGCCTTCATTCCCAGGCCAGGACACGTCCTGCTCGACCTCGACTACAGCCAGGTAGAGCTGCGTGTGGCTGCGTTCATCTCTCGCTCACAGCCAATGATCGAGGCGTTCCAGAGAGGTGATGATCTTCACAGGCTTCTCGCGGCGAAGATCGCCGGCAAGGCGCCTGAGGACGTGACCAGCCTGGAGCGTAAGAGGGCGAAGGCCGGCAACTTCGGCTTGCTCTACGGCATGAGCCCTGGAGGCTTCCAGTCCTACGCCGCCACCGCCTATGACGTTTCTCTCACTTTAGCCGAGGCCCAGGCAGTCCACTCGGCCTTCTTCGAGATGTGGGACGGCATGCGCCAGTGGCACGAGCGCGCTAAGCGCCGGGCCTACGAGCGCGGCTGTGTGACCTCCCCCATAGGCCGCACGCAGTGGCTGAGCGACCTCTACTCGAAGAGCTCGTTCAAGTCGAGCCACGCCGAGCGCAACGCCCTCAACTCCCCCGTGCAGGGCTTCGGCTCGGACCTGATGCAGATGGCCGCCGCGTCGATCATGGGCACGCTGCCTGGCTACCCGCGGCCCAGGGTCGAGGGTGCGCACGTCGTGGCAACCGTCCATGACGAGATCTGCATCGAGGTCCCGGAGGACCGCTGGCAGGAGACCCTGATCGAGTGCAAGCGCCGCATGGAGGACGTGAACACCTTCCTCCGCCCACTCGACTGTCAGATGGACGTCCCCATCGTGGCAGGCCCCTCGGCCGGCACCCGCTGGGGAGTGCACGACCTGCACGATGAGGACGACCCGCTTCCCATGCCATGAGGTGGCCATCCTCACCCCGCTGAGACATGCGTCTCAAATTCCCAAAACCGGGAATACGCTGGAAACACTGAGAAATCTGCCTATTCCCGTAGTCACTAGAGACCCGCACCACACTTAAGGAGACACCCGTGCAACGCAGCCGCATCCTACCCCGCCAGTGAGCACCCTCACTGCACTAAGACTTGCGTCTCACTTTCAGAAAACGGGAATACACTTGGAAACACTGGGAAAGGTCCGTATTCCCAAACCCACTGAGACCTGAATCACGCTACAAACTACACTTAGGAGACACCATGCGCAACGCACTTCGCACCTACCCAGCCCGCAAGGCCACGATCCAGGGCCGGCCCGCCGTCCAGGTCCGGGACACGAAGAACGAGATCGAGTACTGGGTCGAGATCACCGAGGAGCCGGACTCCGGGGGCCGGTACCACGTCGTAAACCTCGTGTGCCGCCCGGACACGGGCGTTCGCTTCCCCGACAGTGTCCCCCACAGGACCCTCTGCGAAATCGCCGCAAACGTGCTTGAGAGGGCCGAGAAGCCTGCACGAGGGGGCAACGCCTACCGTGGCGCGCCCGTCGAGACGCTGCGCAAGCTGATCGAGGAGGGCAAGACCCGTACCGTCATCGCCAAGGAGCTGGGCCGCAGCGTCTACACCGTGGACTCATGGCTGCGCCGTGCCCGCCGCCTCGACCCAACCTTCCCGGGCACGATGACGAGGAGCGGAACACGCCGCCCGGCCCGCAACAAGACCCCCTACACGAGGGCGCCGAAGGACGCCTGAGCCTCTTCCCGAAGGGCCCCAGCCATCGTGGCTGGGGCCCTTTTGCGTGCCCTGAATCACACCCCCCGCTGCCTGTCCACATTCTGAGACAGGTGTCCGCATAGTGAGACAAGTGACGCCGGTCACCGCTCCAGAACCCTTCCGCAGCCCTCCTGTCTCACATACTGAGAATGTGTATGCTAGTCGTATGCAAGTTACGGGTGATCCTTGACTCGGGCGTGTCGAGTTAAGTATTCGCCGCTATCTCACGCATTCATCGGCGTGTCGTCCGTATATTCCCAAATCGGCCTGTGATGAATGTCCCACTTTTAAAGGCCTATTCCGTGAACAACTTCACTAGTTGGCTATTGAAATGACCCGCGGAAAGTGCTATCACGCGCGCCCGCGCGCGCCCACACACACTCGCGCCCCCCGGGTCTCCTCCCCCTGACGGAGTCAGGGGGGGAGGAGACCCGAGGGGCGCTCGTGTTGTGTGGGTAGTGGAATATATGTGTATATATGAGCCAGGTCACATCCGTTGCCGATGCCGTTTCCGCACCCGTTGCCGGTTCCGACCCGACCCCTCGCTCCGCTGCGCTCCGCTTCGGGGTCGGGTCTTTGAACCCCGGTTCGAAGGCTGGCCGGGCTTCGCCCGTCGCCAGCGCCGGGGGACCTTCACCCGCCCGGTGTCCCCGCGAAGGGCGCTGCGGCGCTGGGGCGCCGGTCGCCCGCGGGTCCTCGGGCGTTTTCGGTCCCAGGCGGAGAGGCTTTCCTCGGGTCGCCGTGTTGAGGCTCGCTCCGCTGCGCTGCGCTCGGTCAACACGCCCGCCCCTCGGGCCTCTCGGCGACCTCGAACTCGGAGGCGGTCCACCTCGCGCCCGCCCCTTCGTGCTCCTTCGTGCTCCTTCGTGCCGGGGAGAGGGCCGCAAATACCTCTCAGAGGCCGTGAGAGCGCTTCTGACGGACTTTTACCCCGTCTCCGCACTCCCGGAAGGGTCTGGCCCTGAAAGGCGCTCAGAACGGCTTACACGGCTTCTGAGCCGTTCCGGCGGCGCCTAGGCGTGAACCACACCCTCGTTCCGGGGAGGGCCGCGCCGCCGCCCCGCGCAAATGTGACGACACTCACCCCGGTAAATCCGATTTCGACTTGCGCCGCCCCGTCGGGTGGGGTTTAATAAACCCATCACCGCCGAGGGAGCGAAACTCCACGGATTGGCCGCCGCAAGCCGGCGGCGGATGTCCGGTCCGAACGGAGGAACTAACCCGAGGCGTTGAGATACCCGGTCAGCCGGGAGGCTCTGCAAGCACGTGGGGGCCTGAGCGGACGGGGCAGCCTCGGAGTATCAGCCGAGGGCCCCAAGACAAGCTGGAACCCACTACAAGGCCGAGCAGGGCTCGGACAACTGAACCAACCACCTCGTGGATTGGGTGACGGGATGGACCGCCGAACCCCTCGCATGCCTGGCTCGTAGTTGGGTGAGGGTTTCGGGACGCATATTGAGTCCCCGAAGAATCCTGAAATACGAGAGGGCCTGGGTTGAGAGACCTGCAGACCTTCGGTAACCCGCACTGACATGTGCAGGGGTGACGAGGACGCTGCGGCAATCGAAGCGGGTTCTAGGGGGTTGACAGCGTCCCGGTACGCGAGGAGGAAGCGCCTTCATCATGGAGGTACCTCGCTGAAAGCACCCTCGGGAAGAGCCCCGCAAACGGAGCCCTTCGGGAACGGTATCACCACTGCCGGACTCGGAGGAGGACGCGACCTGGGAAGCCCTCGAGCGATGGGAACCGCCCCTTCGGGACCGGTTCGGCCTGTGGTGGGCCGGCCGGCGACGTACGCGGGAAACTGAGACACATGATTCGCCCGAGCGTCTCGTCAACGCTCCATGAGCCTTCGTAAAGAATGGACTTCCACGCCGCGGGATGCGGCGACCTCCTGCCGAGAGATCGGCGCCAGAACCTTTGAGGTTCTAATACCCTTCGGGTAGTGTATGTGGGGCACACACCCGACAGAGGAGATGACATGCCCCGCCCCAGCAAGGACAAGCTTGTCCCGTACGTAGATGACCGCCCAGACCTTGACCAGCGGTTCGCGCCGCTGGATGCCCCTACATCGATCGACTTCGGCCGGAAGCCGGGAGACCCTTCAGGCCCACGCAAGTCGGTTACCTTCACGATGAGGGAGGCTACTTGGGAGAGAGTCATCCGTCGGGCAGAGCGCCAGGGCCTTCAGCCCCGGATCGTCCTAGCGCGACTCATGGAGGCGTACGGGAATCGCGAGCTCGATCTGGCTCCACACCCTTCGGGGATCAAGGTGACTCCCCATCGGACCACCTTTACCAATCCAGACAATCCCTCGAACCGGTGACCGGATGACTACCGGCCACCGGTTTCAGGGCATCTAACCGTCCCACCTAGCAGCCCAGGACCCATGAGCACCACTGAACAGCACAACGCGGCCGTTGTCGAGGCCGCGCTCGACTCCTATCACCGGGGGATGACGCCCCTGCCCATCCCCCGCCACTCCAAGGGACCTACCATGGCCGGCTGGAACAAGCTCCGCTGGCCGGACCCTACGACTGACACCGGCGAGGGGGAGGACGCCGTCCGGGCCGCCTTCGAGGAGTACACGGCCGGCGGATCAACCAACCTCGGCGTCCTCCTCGGCGAGGCCTCTGGAGACCTCATCGACGTCGACCTCGACCACCCCGCGGCCTCCCGCCTGAAGTCGTACCTACTGCCCTACACGGCAGCGGTCCACGGCCGTGAGACATCGCGCAAGTCGCACTACTGGTACCGCGCCAAGCCCGGCACGCTTCCGGCGACGCGGCGCCTGCGAATTCCCGACAAGTCGGGCCGCGTCTCGGGTGTGTCGGTCGAGATCCGAGGTAACGGCGCTCAGACCCTCGTGCCGCCCTCGGTCCACCCCGCCACGGCCGAGATCTACGAGTGGGAGGGCGAGCCGTGGGGTGGTGACGAGGGGCCCGCGCTCGTTGACGGTACTGAGCTCCTGGCTCAGGTCATCCTCCTCGGACTGTGCTCCGTCCTGCTGGACGCCTGGCCGGGGCCCGGCCAGCGCCACGACGCCTACGTCGCCCTTGCCGGTGGGCTCCTTCGTTACGGGGACTCGCAGACCGTGCACCCGTTCTGGGAGCGCAACGCGGGCCTTGTTATTCGTACTCTCGCTCAGGCCACCCGCGACGAGGACGGCGCCGAGCAGCGCGAGCGCGAGGCGATCTACACTACGAAGCGCCGTCTCCGGGAGGGCGGGGAGGCCACCGGCTTCACTCGCCTGGCCGAGTACATCGGGGAGGAGAGCGTGCAGATCGTAGAGCGGCTGGTGCGCGACGCGGAGGCCGTAGCCGGCTTTGTGCCGGACGTAGCCGGCGACATTCCCGGCTGGCAGCCTCCGTGGGCGAGACAGTGGGACGGTCTGAAGATCGAGTTGGACGACTCGGCCCCGGCGCCGGAGTTCGTCGAGGATGGGGATACCTCAGGGCCCCGCTCGCTCGGGGCCCTTCTCCCGGAGCACCGTGCTGAAGAGGCCGGGGAGACCGACGCCGAGGAGGCAGGTCCAGATGAGAGTGTCGAGACGGACCTGGATCCTCTGGATGCCCGCCCCTCGTCCTGGAGCCCCGTGGACCTGGAGCCTTACCTGACGGGGAAGCTCACCGTCCCGGACCCGGAGGTCTGCCGTCGCAACGACGGCGCCTGCCTCATGTACCAGGGGCGTGTGAACATGTTGTTCGGGTCCTCGGAGTCGGCCAAGTCGTGGATCGCCATGGCGATCTGCCTTCAGGAGATCGAGGCTGGCGGACGTGCCTTGTACCTCGACTTCGAGGATGAGCCGGTTCAGACGCTGAATCGTCTGCGTCTGCTGGGCGCGGTGGACGACGACCTGCGTGCCCAGTTCTCCTACATCCGCCCCGAGGGGCCTCTGGCCGACATGCAGCGCAACAAGTGGGGTAAGGACCAGCCGACCAAGTCCGGCGAGTTCGCCCAGGACCAGTTCGACATGGCGCTCCAGTCCCTCGATCCGAACATCATCGTGGCCGACGGTATGACAGCCCTCTACGGCTTGCACGGCCTGGACGCGAACGATGCCGTGAGCACGGACGTCATCACCAGCTGGCTCAAGCGTCTCACGCGCAACGGCCGCTCGACCGTCATCATCATCGACCACCAGGCCAAGAGCGCCGAGAAGGGATCCATGCCCCTCGGCTCGCAGCACAAGGTCGCCATGGTGCAGGGCACCCTGCTCCAGGTGTGGCCTATCAAGCAGCCCATGCCCGGCGACGTCGGTGAGATGGAGCTGGTCGTCCTGAAGGACCGCCCCGGCCAGGTCCGTGCCCACTCCCAGAAGACTGGAGGCCGTGGCAAGGCCCAGGTGGCTGGTGTGGTCACGCTCGACAGCCGTACTGAGGGACGATCGTCCCTCATCATCACGCCGCCGCGCCGCACCCCTTCGGGAGGGGGAGGCGTGCTGAACGCCGACGGCGAGGACGTGAACGATGCTGAGAGGTGGGTAGAGCTTGACTTCACCGACATGTCCAAGGTGATGGAGAAGATGGCTCAGAGGCAGGACGATGAGGACATCGTCGTCGGAGCGTTCAACGGCGAGATCGGCGTCGAGCTGAACTCACGAGACCTGTACGACCTCGTGGATGCGGACCTCCCGAGGAGCAGAACCAAGGCCGCGTTGGACCGGCTGATCTCACGCGGCTGGATCAGGGCCGTAAGAGGCCGCGGAGGAAACCAGTACGCCCTGATTGCCGTCGGCGAGGAGGTCCCGGGAGAGCGGGACCTGGGCGAGAGCAGTGACGAGAACGGAAGTGAGGTCTGAGGTGCGGGACTTCGACGAACTGCCCCTGTTGACGCCGGAGGAGGCGCTCGAGAGGGCCTGGGAGGAGGGAGGATCCGCCCACCCGGTGTTCGATCGCGGCTATCGGGTTCGGGGTCTGAATGACTGGAAGGCGATCGAGACTCTGCTGCGCCAGAACGACGTCCCGGACATCACTGTCGCGTCCTTCGGCCTGAAGCACTTCGAGGAGATTCTTGACGCGTGCGACATGATGTCTAAGCGTGGGTGGCATCTTTGGCAGGCTAAGGCGAATGTTTACGTCGGAGGGGAGCGGAAGACCGTGCAGGCCGTCCGGGCACATTACCCCGGAGACTAGCTCGACAATCGGCGTAATCTAAACGGATACTCCCCAGTGACGCAAGTCACTGGGGAAGGTCTTTACTGGGGCTTGCATTATGGCATACGCGCTGCGTAGTCTTGAGCCGTCGACAGAACGACCGCAGAAGCTGGAAAGAGAACTGAGATGACCGGAAACCGTGCAAGAATGGCGCAGCGCAAGCGCCGAGAGCAGTGGATTGCGTACCGCAATGAGATGTACGTGACCGACGAGAAGGCCCTAGCTCGCGCCTACCGAGAGTACAGCCTGACCGGGGTCCTGGAGGACCCGTGGACCGGGGACCGGTACTGTCCATCCTGCGAGAAGCCCGAGCAGTACTGCGACTGCGGCTCCGCTTCTTGACCGGAAGATCACTCTCCCCTATCAATCCACCTAACTCATAAGGAATCATCATGAGCCCGAAGCCCGGAACCTACTCCCTGACATCCCCCAACGCCGTATACGCCAACCACGCCCTGAACCACGTCTACTGGGCCGCAGGAGCCACCATCGTCGTCATGGCGCTGCACACCTGGATCCCGTCCGGGGGCCTTCTCGACATCGTGTGGGGCGCCTGGATGCTCTTCGAGTTCTCGCAGATCGTCCGCTACGGCGTCAAGGCCCTCAAGGAGGGTCGCAGGGACCGGCGTGTCCTGACCTTCTCGGTTCGCGAGGGCGCCTTCGTCTCGATCCCGGAGGACGCAGCCCAGTGAGAACGCTTCTGAGAGTTCTGGCACTCATCATCAATACCTATAGAAGGAGGACGCGGTGAGCCGTTACATCTACAGTGCGGAGGAGATCATGCGCCACGTGAAGGCGTCCCCTGGCGGGGATATCCGGGACGCGGACATCGCGGCCGTCAAGGGAAAGAAGCCCATCTCGTACGTCCCCGGCCGGCGAATCGGCCACCCCCGGACTAAGGCCGAGCTCGTCGGAGAGTACGTCCGCTATCTGACTGACATCCACGACCGTCGCCAGGATCTCCTAAGGATCCCCAAGGAGGAGCGCCAGTCCTACATCCTGGCCGAGGCCGAGAAGGCTGCGGCACTGCGCCTGGGAGAGAACTCATGAGCACTTACCCCTACGATATCAACAACGACAGCGCCGACTACTCGAGAGTGCAGGCCCTGGGGCAGTACATCGCGCTCAAGCGCGGCAGCGACATCGTCGCCGACGCGATCATCTACCACGGCGACTGCTGGTGGAAGGTCCTCGGGAACGGGACCACGATGGAGAGCGAGATCCTGTACGCCGAGAAGGCCGGGAGCCCCGAGGGTAGCGCCGAGGAGGTCAGGATCCCTATCAACGAGTGCGCGCTATACCCGGCCGCTCTGGAGGGGTCTCCCCTTCAGTTTCAGGACGGCTCCCTCCTGAGGGAGTTCTGGCCCTGCTGCGGGCTGATCTACGTCAAAGATGCTCGCCGGAGGTCTACGCAGGCCGATGAGAACGAGAAGGTCTTCGGCATCTTCGCGCTCCGCTACGACTCTGACGGGGATCCCTATTACTACCCTGTTGACCAGGAGGCGCAGCCCGGAGTCGCGTCCAGCTGGCTCCTGGATCCCGAGTTCGACCTGATCCTCGCCTGGGAGCCGATCGACGTTACTGATCTGCTGGAGAGAATGCAGAAGGAGCATGGCTAAGTTCCAGTTCGGAGGCCCGCCCCGCTTCGCGCACCAGAAGCGAGGCCTGGCCAAGCTCATCGCCTGCAAGGGTGTCGGGGCCCTCCTCATGGAGCCCGGCACTGGGAAGACCGCGGTCACGCTCGACTACTGCTCGCTGCTGGCGCTGTCCTCTCAGCGCCGAGAGGCCCGAGTCCTCGTGATCGGCCCGCTCGCCGCCGTCGACCAGTGGGCCCTCCAGGCCCCAAAGTGGGTCAGCCCTCAGGTCAACGTATGGGCAGAGGCCCTGGGCGGCTCGGTCATGCAGCGCGTCGAGGCCCTACGCTCCCGCGGCGGGAAGCCGGTCGCCAAGCCTACTGGCGGCAAGGGCCGTGGCGCTGGCGACAGCGCCCGCGCACTCCACGCGAATCGATCCTGGGCACTGGCCGCCCGCCGGGACGGTGTCGAGCTGGATCGGAAGTCGGCGGCCAAGGCCGGGCCGGACGTGCTAGGAGACGGCAAGCCGCGCCTCGTGATTGAGGCGATCAATCTGGACACGTTCTCCCAGCGCCGCCAGGTCGGGTCCAAGACGATGGCCGACGTCGTCCTCAGAGCCGTCACAGACTTCGACCCGGACCTCGTCGTGATCGACGAGATGCACAAGATCAAGTCTGTCTCCTCCAACGCGTCCCGCCTGGCGGGACGGATCGGCTCACGGGTTAAGCGCCGAATTGGCCTGACGGGAACTGTCATCCCCCACAGCCCGCTCGACGTCTATGGCCAGTGGAGGTTCCTCGATCCGAAGGCGTTCGGGAGGGTGCAGCCTAACGGCGAGCGCCGCGTGGCGACTTTCGCGCACTTCAAGGAGGACTACGCCGAGATGGGCGGGTACATGGGGCACGAGGTCACCGGCTTCAAGAACCTGGATCGCCTGGAGGAGATCATGGGCGAGCGCTCCTCGGTCGCCATCAAGGAGGAGTGTCTGGATCTGCCGGACGCCGTCGATACGGTCCTCCCCGTCGCGCTGAGCTCGAAGGAGCTGAAGGCCTACGAGGACATGAGGACGAAGCTTCAGGTCGAGTTCCGCGAGGAGGACGACGTCCGTGAGGCAGGCGACGGTGGGGACGCGGCCACCGCGGCCAGCCGCCTTGTGCGAATGACCCGGCTCCGACAGATCACGGCAGGCCACCTGCCGGACGACGCGGGCCAGGTTCGCGAGATCGGCAGATCCAAGGCGAAGACCATCGCCTCTTTGATCCACGACACGCTGGGGGGCGAGAAGCGCATCGTCGTCTTCGGGTCCTTCACCCATGAGCTGAAGGCCCTGGAGGAGGAGATCGCCGACAAGCGAACCACTGTCCTGAGGATTGACGGCTCCACCAAGCCTGAGGACCGCCTCGCCATGCGGCAGCGCTTCGGGTCCGATGACCCGGCCCGGCTCGTCATCGTCGCCCAGATCAAGACCTTGTCGGTCGCCGTGAACGAGCTGGTTACGGCCAGGAACGCGATCTTCGCCTCCCTGCCCTGGCAGCGCGACGACATCGTTCAGGCCCGCGACCGTCTCAACCGGCTAGGCCAGAAGAGCCCCACCACGTTCTGGTACGCGCTTGCACCAAACACTGTGGACGACCTAGTCTTCCAGGCCTACCAGGACCGCACGGACCTGGAGAAGGCCCTTATGAGCCACATCTACAACGATAGGTAAGCCAAATGAGTCCAACCCAACGCCCCGAGGAGGACGGCATCACGGCCGAAAAGGCCACCTACTCCTCCCTCACACTTCACCGCCGCTGCCCGCAGGCGTGGAAGTACCGCTACCTCGACGGCCTGCGTCGCGCCCGGTCGGAGGTAACCCCGGCCCTCGACTTCGGGTCGTGGTTCCACGCAGTCCGAGCCGCGGACCGGCTGGCCAAGGGCCGCGCTGAGGCCACTCTGAAGGTCGAGCTCGAAGAGATCCAGACCACGGACACCGGACCCGTCTTCCCAGGTACCGTCTCGCCTGAGGAAATCATCTCCGCCTCTCAGGACTACTGGGACCGCCTCGCCGCGGCGGCCCGTGAGACCTGGCTGGAGTGGCTGGGCCAGCCGCTCCCTCAGCGCCTGGCCCACGTCTACGCCGAGTGGCGTGAGCGCTGGGCCGAGGACTCGGAAAACGAGGTCGTCATCGCAGTCGAGCAGCGATGGGAGCGCGAGATCCCGGGGATGGGGGTCGTCCTGTGGGGGTACGTGGACGAGGTCTACCTGGATCGTAAGCGCGGCATCGTCGTGGTGCGAGACTGCAAGACGTCCGGCACGCTAGGGCAGGTCACGGGCCTGGACGAGATGATGGACAGTCAGGTCCAGCTCTACGCGTGGGGCCTGTCGCCGGACTGTTCTAAGTGGGGGCTTCCAGCCCCGCGCGCCGTCGCCTTCGACCGGGTGAGGTCCAAGGCGCCGAAGACCCCCAAGATCACGAAGGCCGGCAAGCTCAGTGCGTCTGTCAAGGACTACGATCTGCGGGCGTACCTCGAGTGGTGCGCCGACGGCGTCCCCTTCGAGGGTATGAAGAAGGACGGCAGCGCAGCGGGAACCTACACGGCCGAGGAGGCCGAGATCGAGCGCCTGACCTCTCCGCAGGTCACGTCGCAGTGGTTCGCCAGGCACCTTACCCCGGTTAGCCCCTATCTCGTACGCTCCCACCTGCAGGCCGCGGCCGACACGTGTTCGGACATCTCCCGTACGCGGGTCCGGGCAGACCGGCGCGGCGAGGCGCCTCGAAACTTCGGCAAGGCGGCTTGCCAGTTCTGCGAGTTTGCCGACCTGTGCCGTGCTCAGATGGTCGGAGGCCCTGGCGGGGAGTACGCGCCGGAGGAGTACGGCCTACGCTACCGTGACCCGTCTCACAGCGGTAGGTAGCCCTTCAGGCTTGCAATGCCCGTCCGCATACGCCTACAGTTAAGTCACCACCAAAACAGTGGAAGGAAATTCAATGACCAGTTTCGCCGGCGTCAACATCGTTGACGTTGAGGAGGAGGCAGCCGACTACGGGCGGTGGCTGATCCTCGGGGCACCCGGCTCTGGAAAGAGCTCTCTCGCCTCGACCGTTGCCACGATGGGCAAGACACTGTTCATCGACCTCCCCGGGGAGAAGGGCACCCAGTCCTTCAAGAACGCCCCCTACGCCAAGAACATCGACGTGGTTCGCCCTGAGAGCGTCACCGCTCTCGACGACATCTTTTGGAGCCTGGACAAGGGCGGGCATGGGTACAGGGCCGTCATCATCGACAGCCTTACCGCGCTCCAGAAGATGACGATGCGCTACCTCACAGGTTTCTCGGAGACCGCTGTTCGCGAGATCAAGCAGGGAACCGCCCCGGCTGACCAGCGGACCTGGGGCCAGGCGCTCGACATCATGACCGACACTGCGGTCTTCTGGTACGGCCTGGCCGACGGCAACCGTAAGGAGCCGATGCACGTCGTCATGACCGCGCAGGTCAAGATGGTCGAGGACGAGATCAACGGCGGCGTGCGCCGCTCTCCAGACGTCCAGCGTGGCGCTCAGTCGATCATTCGAGCCACGCCGAACTACATCATCTACGCCGACGTCGAGGAGGACCTCGACAACACCGGACGCGACGACGGTCCTTCGCTGAAGCACATTGTCCGCTTCGGCACTGACCCGGAGTACGGGACCAAGGCCCGTATCCCCTACAACCTTCGCGGGAAGGTACCGTCCGTCCTCGGACGGGACAAGCCCGTGACTCTGGAGAAGCTGTCCCGCTTCCTCGGAGTGGGCGGAGTCCCGGAGCGCAAGCCCGCCGCCAAGTCGGCCAAGTCCGACGACTGATCCAGTAACCCAATCACACAGGAGAACACCATGGCTCTGACCTTCGACTTCACCAACTACAAGGACACCTCCACCGCACACGTCGCCCCCGGCACCTACCACGCCGAGGTCTCGGACTTCGAGGAGACGACTTCCAAGGCCGGAAACGCGATGTTTGTCGTCTACCTGGAGATCATCGAGGGGCCTCACGCTGGTCAGCAGATCATCGACCGCCTCCCGCAGACGGAGAAGGCGATGTTCCGATCGGCCGCCTTCCTTCAGGCCCTCGGCGTCAAGATCGCCAAGAAGAAGATCGCCCTGAATCCTCGGACCCTGATCGGCCGCCCAGTGGACATCGTCGTGGAGGATGGCGAGCCTTACAACGGCAAGGTAAAGTCCGAGGTGCGGGAGTACCTTCGCGCCACCAAGCCAGCTAAGGCCGAGCCCGAGGTCGACCCAATTGGAGACGAGGACGAAATCGAGGAGACCCCGGCGCCCGTCGAGGAGCCTGCTAAGGCCGCGCCGGCTGAGGAGGACGCCGTCGAGATCGACGTGGACGCGCTGGACATCGACGACCTGGATCTCTGAGGCCCCTGAACGACGGCCCCCGCCCCGGCGGGGGCCGCCCCGTATTCGAGAAAGGAGTGACATGGCTAGTAAGGAGAGCGGCGTCGTTGACGCCATCCGCCGACGCATCGCCCAGGTCTGGCCGACGTCAGTCACCTGGAAAATGCACGGGAGCGTCTACATGGAGGCAGGCATCCCCGATGTGCTGTGCTGCATCGAGGGTCGTCTGATCTTCCTGGAGGTAAAGCACCAGAAGCCGGGGGAGTCCCGGGGGCACGCCCTGGCTCGCACGTCGGTCGAGCAGGTACGCCAGATTCGCCGTGTGCGCGCCGCCGGAGGCGCCGCCTGCACCGTCCTGGACGCTGATGAGGCTGAGTGGGCTGTGCGTGAGGCGCTGACCGGCTCGACGCTGTCGGGCCTGTACCCGGTCACTGGTGCTGGAGGTGATCTCAGTGGCGAGGGCTAGGCTGACGAACGCGGAGTTCGACTTCGTGCGCCAGCTCGAGTGGGAGGAGATGTCCCAGGCCCAGCTGAAGGCGGCCCGGGAGACCTGGAGGACCGGGGCCGTCTACCAGGATGAGGTGAATCCTCGGGTGTGGTGGGTCCGTTCCTACTCGGCCCGGAACACCGGAGAGACGAAGCGCGCCGACGGGAAGAGATTCCACCACGTGGTTCTTAAGTCAGACCACGGCTACCCCCGGTTCACGTGCACCTGCAAGCACGGCCAGAACTCAAGATGGGCGTCGTGCTGGCACGCCAAGACCGTGGCCCGCATCTACCGGATCATGGTCGATCAGATGAAGCGAAAGGAGAGGGAGGACCTGCTCTATGAGTACCGCAGCAAGTGAAGTGATTGACGACGTCCCGGAGCAGCCGGACAGCGGGTTGGCTGATGCCGGTGACGCGCTCATGGTCGCCGGTGACACAATCCTCTCCATCACGGCGGCCTGCGCCGGCATCCGTACGCGCATGGTCAGCGAGCAGGGCTGGAGCCCGGAGTTCGCTGAGGCCTTCGCCCAGGACCTGGCCCGCGCTCTCGTGAACCAGTCCCTCGCACCGTCTCAGGACTGGCGATCAGTACTGGAGGGACTGTGACCACGGCGAAGCCTCCGGCACCCCGCAAGCCGGCCCCGCTGGACTACACCCGACCGATCTGGAAGCGGCAGGACGGCGAGACCGAGGCCGCCTACGCCTCGTTCAAGACCTACCGGGACATGGAGAGACGGCGGGTGAGGGACGCCCCCAACGGCAACTCCTACTCGGCCCGGTGGTCGTGGAAGGAGCGGGTCGAGGCCTGGGATAAGCACATGGCCGACAGCGAGGCGAACGAGCTCGTCCGCTATCGAATCGCCATGGGCGACCGTCACCGCACCCTCGGCCGCAAGGCCCTAGAGAAGGCCGAGATGTGGCTCGACTCACTGACCGAGGACCGCATCGCCCGGATGAGCGCGAACGGGATCGTCCAGATGATGGACGTCGCTGCGCGCATCGAGCGGGAGGCCGCCGGCGCTGGGGCTGATCAGGCCAAGGTGCAGATCGAGGTCTCCTCGAACCTGGCCGAGATGACGGCCTCGGCCACGACGTCGAGGATCGAGCAGCTGGTAGCAGAGGTCGAGCGCCGTAAGCGTGAGCAGGGTCTCATAGATGTGGGCCCCGCAGACGTTGAGGTGATCGATCCCGAGCAGTAGAGTTGACCCCGGGACATTGGGGCAGAATACCGCCACCCTCGGCATGGGGTGGCGGTATTCTGTATTCATATGTAAGTCCGCCTCAGTGATAGGAGACACCTATGCCCCGCGTGAAGAAGTCCTTGGAGCCGTGGGAGATGACTCCGGCCCAGTTGGAGGAGGAGCTGGAGGCGCTCATCAAGCGCCAGGCGTGGCTGGAGAACCAGCCGAAGTGCGACCGCCCTTCGTGCGACGGCAGGCCCCACGCCGGGGCGCCCTACCCGCACGACCCGACCTACCGTCAGGCGGCCAGCCCGCTAGAGAGCGCTCAGCAGCTCGACGAGGCCTACGCCGACCGACCGCACATCCAGTACCTCTCCGACCGACTGACCGAGGCCGTGCGCGCCGTCGAGGCCGGCGAGAACCGTTACATGACCATCTCCATGCCTCCGCGCATGGGCAAGTCCACGCTGACCTCGATCAACCTCCCGATCTGGCTCCTGCGCCAGCACCCGGACTGGAAGATCGGCCTCATCTCCCACTCGCCCCAGCTCGCCACGGCGTGGGGCCGGCAGGTACGCCGCTTCGTCGAGGAGGACGGCGAGAAGTGGGGCATCAAGATCGCCAGTGACGCCGGCGCCGTGAGCGAGTGGCAGACGACGCGGGGCGGGGGCATTGTGTCTAGGTCGGCTCCCGGCCAGTCGATCACCGGTCTCGGTTTCAAGGTGATGCTGATGGACGACGTCGTGAAGGACTTCGCCGACGCCCACAGCGAGTCCAAGCGCGAGGCCATCTGGGACTGGTGGCAGGCCAACGCGGTCACTCGTCTGGAGCCCCCGTTCCTTTGCATCGCCATCGCCACGCGCTGGCATGAGGACGACTTCATCGGGCGGCTTCTGAACCCGGCCAAGAACCCCGACGCCGGTAAGTGGGAGAACGTGATCTTCCCCGCCATCGCCGAGGAGGGCGACCCTCTCGACCGCGAGCCCGGTGACCCGCTCTACAGCCCCCTCGTGGAGGAGACTCGCGAGGAGGCGCTCGAACGCTGGGACTCGCTGAAGCGCTCGGTCGGGTCCTACATGTGGGAGGCGCTCTACCAGCAGCACCCGACGCCGGCCGACGGATCGATCTTCAACCTCGGCTGGCTGCGGTTCTGGACGGCCGACCCGTCCAAGGTCAAGGACGGCGACGACTCCGTGATCCTCCTGCCACGCGAGCGCCTGGAGCGCGGGCAGTGGCTCGACTCGTGGGATCTCACCTTCAAGGGCGCCTCGACGTCGGACTATGCCGTCGGGCAGCGTTGGTGCCGTCAGGGCCCCGACCGGTTCCTGATCGCCCAGCAGCGCGGGCAGTGGTCCTTCACGCAGACGTTGGAGAAGATGCTGCGCTGGTGCAATGCCGGGGACCTGGACGACAAGGCCTCCCCCGGAGGATCGTTCGTCCACCAGAGGCTGGTCGAGGACGCGGCCAACGGCACGGCGGCGATCGACGTCCTGCGCAAGAAGGTGGCGGGCATCAAGCCGATCAAGCCTAGGTCCTCCAAGGAGGTACGGGCACGCGCCGTGACGCCGGAGATCGAGTCTGGAAACGTCTACCTCCCTCACCCATCGGACCCCGGCAACGGGTGGGTGAATGAGCTCATATCGGAGATGCGGGCGTTCCCCTCAGGGCGCCACGACGACCAGGTGGACGCGCTGAGCATGGGGCTATTAGGTCTGCGAGACGCCGGCCAGGCGTCACTGTTCGTGCCGAGGGGGACGATCCGCCGCGCTGTGGGCAGTCTCTCACTGTCGGGGACGATTCCCCGGCTCTGACGGCTTGCATCCCCTGACGGGTGGACGTATGATTTCATACGTCCACCCAATCTACGTTAGGAGATGATATGAGCACCTGCTACGGCGCTTACCGCGAAGATGTGCTGGATCGGCACCGTCAGAGGCGCATCCAGGAGCTGAGGCAAGCCCTTCAGGACGTCGACGTCTGGGCGTACACCGACGGCAAGCTGTCCGAGTTGGACGATTTAATGGCGAGGGCAGGCGTCCCGATCCCTCAAGAAATCGTCACCCGGGCTCGCATGGCGCGAGTGTGGGAGGAGGGCTGTGAGAAGTTCCCCTCCGAGCGGACTATAAGGCCAGGGTCCGCCCCAGTCGACGAGGTGGCGTGGATGGCTCACTACGCCTCTATGCTGCCCCATAACGTGGCCTTAGGGCGGGAGAGGGCCCTCGAGTGGCTGTGGAAGCTTGCCAACTCAGCCTCACGTCTCCTCGGGGAGGACTTCGACGTTCTAGGTAAGTCTCTGGAGGAGTACTCCCGCGCCGCCGCGAAGCACCCCGGCATGACGCTGGAGTGCGATGGGCACACCGACTCCACTCGCTTGTTCGCCCTCGTCGAGGAGATCGGCGAGGTCGCGGCGTGCCTGACCTATGACAACGACGCCGAGACCGGCCACGGCTCGGACCTCGAGTCCGAGGTGGTCCAGGTCATCGCCCTGTCTCTGGCCTGGGCTACTCGTTACCTGGGGGATGCGGAGGCAGGCAATGAATGACTGGCCTACGCATGAGTTTATCCGCGTTATTAAGGGCTACCGAAAGTACTACGGACCCATCGATCCGGTATACGCGTTCCGGGACCCGGACGGTGCTTACCTACTTCTTACCGACGGTGTCGATGAGGGGTACTTGATTAGAGAGCGCGGCGACCGTATTTACGACTGGGAGGACTTAGTGCCCGTACCGGCCGATGACCTGAAGCGCTTGCGCAGCGAGTTCCGGGGTGCCCCCCTCTCGGAGCGGCGTCTTAGCGCCCTCCTACAGGTCACCTCGCACCTGCCCTCTACTCCAACGTCCCCCCTGGATAAGGCCGTCTGCATGGTAGAGGAGGCTCTGAGCGGGTCGATTCTGTTCGATACCTCCTCTGAGGAGTATCTAGCCCACCTATTAGGTACTCTCTCCGATTTTCAAGGGCTGGGGCACGGCCCGACTACCCCAGAGAAGGGGCGGGTTTTGTCCAGGATTGTCCGCCTCTGCGTCGAGTGGATCGCGGAAGTCTCCTCAGAGGGCAGCCAGCTCGGAGGCCTGGACGCGCTGGAAGTCTTGTCTGAGGTACGGGCACGGGTCGAATCTGACCCGGCTGTCGGAGGATTCCCCGCCATGGTCGCGCTAGCGGGCGACTCGGCTACCTTGGTCGATGAGGCCAAAGACTCCGAAGAGGGACGGCGGAGGCTGGCCGAGGGCCTGGCCGAGCCCGTCCTCACCCTTGGCCGCTATGCCCTGGTCCTGCTGGCCAAGAGTCTGGATGGAAGTGAGTGAGATGGACGTCAAAGTAGGACACCTCCCGAACCCCTACGAGCTAGATGTCGCCTACCGCGGAGGTCTGCCGGTAGGGACCGTAGAGAAGGTAGTCATGAGTGAGCCGGATCCAGACCTATTGGGGCCATACATCCGAAAGGCCCTACGGGACGCATTCTTGGTCAAGCTGCTGGCTGAGGACTCCCCAGGATCTGAGGAGGCGGGATGCTGAACGTAGTCCCTCAGATCACTGGAATCTTCGTAGCCAGGCACCTGAAGATCAGTTACTCGGCCAGCCTCAATCTTGCGTACATCGCGTTTTGGAACGACTTCCGCATTAGCCGAGAAGTCTCTAACTGGCCGGGAGAGAGCGGCCTAAGGCTGCTGGTCCTCAGGACTCGCGGCCTCGCTATCTGTCTGGAGCGGCTGCACGACTGCCTCGAGGTATGGACTCTACGGGCCGGGCGTACGCCCGAGGTGACCCGGGGCCTTAGCGACATGCGTGAGGTGCTGGACAAGGTTCGGAACCTAGCCGAGTCCTACCAGAGTCCTCGCCGTGCGTGGTGGGCTGTAGTGCCTGCCGATCAGTATTGATCCATTCAATTCCTATAGGAGACACCTATGACATCTATCAACGACGTTGCAGACCTGCCCAGGCTCCTGGAGGCGTGGGCCGACGGGAAGGGCTACCGCAAGGCCTTCGGGATCGACGCCGAGCGCGCGATGGCCGACGACCTGCGCAAGCTTCTCTCGCTGACCGTCCAGCAGGCCAAGGCCCTGGATGACTCTCAGGAGCACGCTCACGCTCTGGAACAGCGCCTCCCGACCTCGCAGACCGATGACCTGGAGCCGGAGCCTCCTGCGGACGACCCGCTCGAAGAGGCCGCACGCCTAGACCGTAAGGCGCGTCGGGACGCGAAGCTGGCCCGCGCCGCGCTCCAGCAGGAGGTCCTGGCCGCCTACTCGCGGGGCATCTCCAAGTCGAGCCTGAGCCAGGTCTCCGGTATGACCCGCCAGACCGTGGACCGCGTCCTCGGGGAGTGGAAGCGCAAGCCCCCGAAGATTTCTGGTAAGGATGATGAGACGCCTCTCACACTGATCTGACCGCTGCGGGCTTGCTCTAGGGCGTATGCCGTCATACGCTTAGAGCAAGCCCGCACCAACAACTACCCAGCGAGGAAACATGAGCATCGAGACCTCACCGACCAAGATCACCTGGAACCGCGTCTTCCAGCACCCTCAAGCGCGGATCAAGCCACTCGACGCGGCCACCCTGCGCGAGGCCGGGACGTGCCTCGTCTACGAGGACGGCGCCGCCGTCGCCCAGCTGAAGCGCTGCGGATCGCGCTGCTGGGGCGTCTACCCGACAGGCATGACGATCCCCGCCGCGTTCGGAGCCTCAGCCCTGGAGGCCGTGACAGCATGGATGGGCGCCCGGGGTGAGGTGCCCGAATGACCGCCTCACTTCCCACTCTGTTGTAGCCATGACCCTCGGACTGCCGATCTTCGCGCTTGGCGAGCATCTTCGGGAGCGCGGGGAGGCGCCGCCTGAGAGACCAGAACACCTCACCCATCAGAAAGGACACACCATGAGCAGGTACGGAGCGTTTAACTTCCTGGCTAGGGACACCGACACCCTCGTGAAGATTTACCGAGAGGCCTCGGCCGAGGGCGGGGGCAGCATCCTTCTGGAGAACGGGATCTTCGTCATCGACCGGGAGACCCTCCCGATCCTGAACCCCGCTATCGAGCTCTACCTGGGAGGAGGTGCTTGGCTGGAGGTCCGCGACGGGCTGACCCCCAGGGTCCTCCTCACCCTCCCCGAGGAGTACGTCGAGGCTATGGATCAGGTTCCCGAGACTCCGGTCGGGTCTCGCCGACTCTACTGGTCCTCGCCCACCCCTCCCGCAGGCCTGGATGACCCGTCCCAGAACCCGTACGGCGAGGGGGACCTGACGCTGTACGTTCCTGAGAGCCTGGAGCCTGCATACCGCGAGAAGGGGTTCTCTGGGTGGGGGACGCCTAGCCGCCGTTACCTGGAGATCTGGGACTACGATCCTCCGGCCGTTGACGCCCCGGTAGAGGCCTCTCCGAGAGAGGTCGTAGAGTCTCCTGAGCACTACACGTGGCTCGGGCAGTCGCTTGCCGCGCTCGGTCTGAGCGACGTGGTCAACGTCGAGTCGTGGGACGTGCTCGACGCGGCCTTCCCGTCCGACCCGCTCCTGTGGAACTGCGGCAAGTACCTGATGCGGCAGGGCCGCAAGGGCGGCGAGGAGAAGCGGCTGGAGGACCTGCGCAAGGCTCGTCAGTACCTTGACCGGCAGATCGCTCAGCTGGCTCGGGGAGGTGAGTGACCGGGATCACTGGAATGTGGGGATAGGGAGGATAGCGTCGCCCGTATGGGCGGCGCTAGCCTTATCTTGTACCCAGACAGGTAATCCACTCACAAAAGGAAAGTGACATGAGCAACACTGAGACCTACGCCGAGACGGTAACCCGCGTCGCCGCCGAGCTGCTGGACGTCCTGCGCGGCGTCCTAGGACCGGAGCGCCGGCTGTCGACGCCCAGGGCCTCCTACGCCCGCTATGGGGGCCACAAGGTCACCGTGCGCGACGGCGAGAACGGCCGCGTCGAGGTGACCGCGCACCTGACCGACTCCGGTGCCGTACGGGAGTACTCGGCCCGCCTCACTCATGGAGACCTGGAGCCGCGGTTGTACTCCGCCGTCGGCCCCGTCCGAATGGACTGCTCGGAGTCTCCTGAGGAGCACCCCACCCTCACCTACGTCCTCCCCCTCATCATTCGCCTCGAGAGCGGGGCGGGGCGCATGGAGGACGCTCGCAGGGCCCTGGAGGAAGCCGGCCTCCCAGTCGAGGACTGCGGTCCGAGCATCGTCCTGCGGGAGCCCTACGCGTGGGGAATGCGGAACGTCGCTACCGTCGAGCTCAACCCGGACAACGGCTCGCTACACGTGCACGGTCGGAATGCGGCCCAGGTGCAGGAGGTCCTGTACCAGGCCAAGATCTTCTGATCGAGGGTGACGCGAGTCACTTAATACGCTCCGCCAGCGGCTTGCTGGCGGAGCGTATGCATGCATACGATAGAGCCATGAGAACGAACCGCACCGCCCGCCCAGCCGACCACCCAGCCGCCCGTCACGCTCATCCCACTCGCCGCCCCAGCCTCGCGGCCATGCTCGTCGCCGCCATCGCCGCGGCGGTCGTAACCATCCTTGTCACCGTCTCCGTGGTCGCCCTGGCCTGCTACCTGGCGGGGACCTCCGCTCCGAAGGAGGGCCCCCACTCCTCGACCGCCGCGACCGCCCCGCTTCTGGACCCCTCAGTCGGGCGGGGCGCGGACAGCGCCACCTGCAAGCACGCCCCCCGCTCGCCCCGCTGCCATAGCGAGGGCGGCAGCGGCCTGTGGGCCCCGCGCCACCGCGACGGCCGCGCCCTGACCCCCGCCACGGACAGCTCAGACGTCCTGCTAGGCAGCGAGGACGTCACCGGCCCGGCGCGCATGCCCGGCCGCGTGCCCGGCCGCGGAGGATGGGTGAGCGAGCAAGGCCCATCGGCCGCTTGAGCTCCCCGACTTGCCACAGACCGTATGTCGGCATACGCTGTAGCCATGATCGATTCACGCACCGCCCAGCAGCCCACCAACCACCTCACCACCCAGGAGCCCACTGTGACCCAGACCACTACCCCCTCCGTCCCCACCCCCGACCAGCTGACCGACCAGATGAAAGTGATCGCCGCCACCGCCTCATCCTCCCTCGGCCTGACTCGGGTCAACGAGTGGCGCACCGGCCGGATCGGCCTCATCAAGGAGCACAGCCCGCTCCAGGCCCGCATGAGGGTCGAGGACGGCCAGGTCGTGGCCCGGATGACCGGCCGCGAGCGCGGCGGTCGCGAGGTGGTCGGCACCATGGCCGATGTGCTGGACGCCCTCGTGGCGCACTTCGAGGCGCCCCTGCCCGCCTGACCGGGCGGCCGCCGGGAGGCGGCTTGCAGCAGGCCCCGCTCACCTGAGGAGGTGGGCGGGGCCGTTTCATGCCCGTTAAGGGGTCTAGGAGCGCCTCTGACGGACTTTCAGGGCCGGGCAGGGCCGTCATACGGGCGGGCGGATTCTAGGCCGTCAGAGAGGCTCTCGCGGCCTCACAGGCGGCGGTCCCTCCGTAGGAGGGACGCGCGGTGCGCAGCGGCGGGGGACGGTCCGAGAGGGGCGGTCGGAGGGGCCCGGGCCTCAGAGGCCGCCACAGGCCCGTAGACGGCCGAACGCCCCGGTACCTAAGTACAGGTACCGGGGCGCGGGTGCTAGGCCGTCAGGAGGGCTTACAGCACCGCCTGAAGGCGCTCCATGGCGAGCCGGGGGCTGGGGGCGTGGGCGGCGGCGATCGCGTAGCGGTCCTGCCAGCGGCAGAGCCGGTGCGGGTGCACGGCCCGGAGGGGGCTGTCCGGGGCGGGGCGGTGCTCGGCCGGGACGTTGTCCCAGGACGTGGGGACCGCGAACCAGGTGCGTACCGACAGGCCTCCGCCTGCCAGCAGCTCCTCCGGGATCCCGTCGAAGGCGGCAGGGTCCTCGCGCAGGACCGTGGAGGCGGGGGCGGCGGCCCAGGCCGGGACCTGCTCGATCCGGGCGACGGCGTGGCCGCCGATCTCGGCCCAGGTTCGGACGCACCCCTCGTTCGCAACGTGGTAGGGGGCGCCGGGCGGGGCGGTGATGACGCTGAGAGGCCGGCCGGCCAGCGGGTGCGGGGCGCCGCTGGGCAGGGTGGCCGGGTGCAGGGCTGGCTCGTTGTCGAAGGAGTGGTCAATCACGAGGTAGGTGGTCCGAGGGCTGTCGGTCTGGCTGAGTGAGTAGCGGTTGCTCATGGGCAGGAGTATGCACGCATACGAGGTCAGGTGCAAGCGGGGGAGGGCCTGGACGGGACGGACCGGAACCTGGGAGAACCCTGGGAACGTAGTGTGGCGCCAGCCACAGGTCCTTACTATATCTATGGCTTCCCCTCCCCTATGGGGAGGGGAAGCCTATTAGAGAATATGTAACTTAGCATACAACCGCGCCATTCCAACGGAAAGTACGTATGCTCTGCATACATTAGACGGTAGCAAGTGTATGACAAGTTACATGTGACGTAGATCTCTTGCCCGCCATCATACGTCACTTTGAGAAATTAATTTGAGTGACGGCATTCACATACCTAGAGGTACAGCGGGCGAGAAACCTGGGAGAACCCTGAGAAACCTGGGAGAACCCTGGGAACCGCTACGGGCCGGGACCCGCTCGGAGGGCCGCCCGGGAGGGCGGTCGGTCAGGCGCCCCGAGGGGGTGGAGGAGGGGGTGGGGCCTGTACCGGGCCGGCCAGGGGCGTCTACGTACCGCCCCGGCGCTGCCGGTAGGGCCGAGGACGCCGTCGGGGCGAAAAGCCGGGGCGAGGGGGCCGGGCAGCGCTGGAGGAGAGGGCGAGATGCTGCGGAAAAAGTGGCCGATGTATGCCGTCATAACGGACTTTTCGTTGCAATCCCAACGGTCGTAGAAACCTGGGACGGAATTAGGCAAGCCGTGGACCGTGTGCCGGGCCGCACCCGGTCTATAGGCTAGGCGTGGCCGGGGTCACACAAAATGGCGGGATAGGGACGGCATCCCGTTCCGGTCCGCACTCTGCTTGCCCCCGGCCGCCCGGCCTAGCGGCCTGCCGGGCGGCCGCGGTCGCGCGCGAGCGCCCTCGGGCGCCAGTGCATGCCAGGGTGCACCCCTCTCGCTACGACGGCCCGCTCCGCTGCGCTACGCGGCAGGGCCGTCTGGGCGAGCCGGTGCGCAGCCATGGCATACACGCCCCTCGGACACTCGCCTCAGGGACGACAGGCCCTCCTGGGAGCGTGCATGCCAGGGTGCACACCGCCTGCGCCTAGGGGCTCCGGCGGGTGCAGCCATGGCATACACGCGCCAGGAGGGGAGGGCTGGGCGGGGCGGCTCACCTCGAGGCGGGGTGTCGCTCGGGCTTGCTGCGCTGCGCCCTCTCGAACCGCCTCGGGCTCGGGGTGCCCGCTACGCCCTCGGTGACGGTCAGCTGAACGGGTGAGCGAGCAGCCCTCCCACCACGAAAGCGGCCGCGAGCAGTAGGGCGACGGCGAGAGTCAGGGAGAGGGCGTAAGAGGCGCCTACAGGGCCGTAGGGGGTGCTGGAGCGGCGGTGGCGGGGTCGGTACGGGGCAGGCATGTCAGGTCTCCTTAGGGGGCTGTGAGAGGGCTGAGAGGGGTCTGGAGGGCCTAGCGGCGGGTCAGGCCGGTCATCGAGCCGTCCTCCTCGAGGACCACGGCGTGGCGGCCGTCGGCGCTGGCGTGGGCCAGGCAGGGCACGGGGGTGTCCGGGGCGGTCGTGCATCGGGGCAGGTCGAGCGGGGACGCGGTGGGGTCGGTGCGGTCGTAGGGAGCGCGGGTGTCGGAAGTGACCCAGCTCGAAGTGGACGGGGCGGAGGAGGGCGGGGCCGAGGAGGCGGGGGAGGTAGAGGGGGGCGGGGTGGTAACGCGCGTTAGCGCGCGATCTTCCGGGGAGGTGGGGGCGGGGGTGGGGGTGGGAGAGGCGGGGGAGTATGGGGCTCCGCACTCGCGCTGAGCGCGGTCCCAGTCGGCAGCGGCGAGCTCGTGGCAGTGGGCGGACGCGTCGGCTATGCCGGCCACGGCGAACTTCTGGAGGGCGACCAGGGCGATGAGGACGATGGCCGCGCCGATGGCGAGCTGCATGAAGGAGGGGTGCCACCGCATGGAGGGGCGCGACAGCGGGCCGGGGCGGCCCATGTCCTGGATCGGCTGCCGGTCGGTTGACGGCTGCTCGGGCTGAACCGACTGCCGGTCGGTTTGGGGGGAGGGCTGAGGGGTGTGGTAACTCGCGCGGGTGCGAGCCGATCGGTTAGTCGGGAACACCCCGGTCGGCGTCGCGTCGGCCTGGGCGAGGCGGGGGTCGGAGGGGTGTAGGTAGCCGGCGGAGTCGGCCTGCCAGCCGGCGGGGTAGCTGACCGGGCGGTAGGCGGGGTAGCCCGCAGGGTAGGTGGCGGTGGGGCGGTCGGTGGACGGGGTGGGCGCGGGGTGCGCCTTCGTGCTGAGGCGGGCTGCCGGCCGGGGGGTCGGGGCCGCGGGGCGGGCAGGGCTGGAGGCGGCGGTGACCGGGTGGGCGGGGTAGGTGGTCGGGCGGGGGCGGCTCATGTCGTTGCTCATGGCTCTACTGTATGCCGTCATACGGGGTGGGTGCAAACCCGAGCCAGCACGAAGGCGATGGGCCGGGGGCGATGGGCCGGGGGTGGCAGGGGGCAGGGGGCAGCGAGCCCCTCGTGAAGCTATGCCTATTTAAACCGCGCGTACGGGGGCGCGGGCGCGCCCGCGGTGGCACAGTCAGCGGCGCGTGGGGTGGGACCTTGGTCCTGCCCAGGGCGGCGGGAGGGGCTCGAGGGGCAGGTAGCCCGCGAGCGCGAGGCGGCTAGCTGTGTACACCGTACACAGGGAGGGGCTGGGGCGAGAGCTGTGGGGCGA